ACGCTACCATACTTGCCAGACCGCATAGATGCCAGAATCTTATCGAGGCTGTTCATTTCTCTTTCTCTCTTTCTTTCTTATCTATCGACATTATACAGACCATTCTTTAGATTGCAAGCAAAAAAAAACTTACAATATCGTAAGGTTTCCTAGAGCAAATATTATACCATAGAATAAGTTATTCTTCGGCATATCGTTTGCTATAGTCATTCGACGTAAGTGCTTATACAGTAAGGGTTTACGACGATTTTGCGGCCGAAAATTTGACGTAAGTGCTTATGCAGCAAGGGTTTACGTCAAGTGTGTGCCACTAATGGGGGTATATACCCTTACCCCTCCGAAAAGGGGGATACTTCCTCTCCGCAGGCGAGAATAGCGGCATACTGTTCTGCTAATGCTGCCTTACGTTCAGCCGAGCCGGGCTTTCCAACCTTTACGATCATACGATCATCACCCCCACTATAGCGGGGATCAACCTTTTCAGCCTTAGCCTTTCCGATTTGGCGGAGAGCCTTACGATTGAACTTCATCACCTTTTCGCTGCGAATCGGCGTATACACACCATCGGCAACGCTAGGCTGGTGAGGGATTGCGATACCCTCAAACCAGTTGATGATGCCGCGGCGAAACTCACGAAGGATAGGGCTAGTGGTCATTGTTGTTTTCCTATGGGTTGGGATGATGATGTAGTGTAGCAAACTTTTTTTATAGGCACAACCCCCTCAATCAAGGGGCTGTAGTTCCAGCGTTTCCAGAGACACACACTTGTCGGTATACATCGAACGATACCCTACGGTTTCATCGTGGATCGTGAACAGAATACGATTGTCGGACATGGTGCGAACCTTTACGATTTCACCCGTAAACTTCTCACCCGTAGCATATTCGACCTTGGCAACGTTTCCGATTTTCATTTCCATTTTTCTTTCTCCTGTTCTTTCTATATCGGCATTATACAGGCTCATCTTTAGGTTGCAAGCAAAATCTTTTATTTTTTTTATTTTTTTCAGAGAATATATTATTCTTTGGCATATCGTTTGCTATGTCGATTCGTCGTAAGTCGTTATGCCATAAGGGTTTACGACGATTTTGCGGCCGAAAATTTGACGTAAGTGCTTATACAGCAAGGGTTTACGTCGAGTGTGTACCCCTAGTGGGGGGTTAGCCCACCTTGAACATGAAAACCCTAGAAGCCCCGCATGACGATACCCCCCAACCGGGGCAATCATACAGCCAATCGGGCAGCCCCTTACAATGGGGAGGATGATAGCCGTCAACGTGTAGCGTACCATTATCGTGCTCCAACCGCTGCACGATCAATCCATGGGATTCTAGTTTGCAAATCATTTCGGAAACGGACATTGTTTTTTCCTTGGGTTGCATATCATATCCAAGATTATATTTTTCACGCAAGTATCTTACCTTATTTTTAGTAGCATTCGATTCCATTCCAATACGATTTAATCTTGCAAAACTATTCATTTTTTTCCTTATGCGAAAAGGTTTTCGGATGTTTCGCTCATCTTATCGGCATAAAGGCTACGATACCCTATGCCATCATTCCGCGAATCATCTTCAATCATGATCGTGATCAACTCACGATTCTGTACCATCTTGATTTCCACAACCAAGCCCGTATACCGCTTACCATCATAACTCGTCGAGATTTCTGTATTCAGTGTCATTTCTTTTCCTTTTCCCTAGTATACTTATCGGCAATCCTACGTCAACCCCACTAGAAAATATTTTTTCAGTGAGAAAAAGCCGGAAGTCTTTTGATGATATTTACCCTACATCCATCCTCACCGTCCCACTTGTCGAAAGCGGCGGCGGTCGCCTGTTCCTCAGTATAGAATGGGCCAAGGAAGTCTAGTTCACAATCCCAAGCGTCTACGATTTGAGCAAAGTATGTCATTTTATTTTCCTTTTTCTTTTCCTTTTCTCTTTATATCGACATTATACCATGGTATCTTGAATCGTCAACAAAAAAGTTTCCTTACAATATCGTAAGGTTATGTTCAGCAAATATCATACCATAGAATATATTATTTTCGGCATAGCATTTGCTGTGGGCATTTGATGTAAGTCGTTGTGGCATAAGGGTTTACGACGATTTTTCGGCCGAAAATTTGACGTAAGTGCTTATGTAGCAAGGGTTTACGTCAAGCCTTTCCCCCTAGTGGGGGATGTATCCCCTAGGCAAAATCCTCTTCGCCCTGGAAATCGTCCAGCCATCCATCGTCCGTTTCATCGAATCCTTCGCCATCGCCCATGATCGGGTCGTATCCTTCGCCATCGTCAAGGCCCGGAATGTAATCGGTATCATCATCGTATCCCGTTTCCCAGATGCTACCATCTTCGGCTACCATTTCTTCCCAAGCCTTGAACATGTTCTCTTCGTTGATTTCGCTCATGTCGTAGATAAAATCGTTGCTCATGATTCTTTCCTTTTTCCTTGTGATGATTCTAGTGTACGTTATCGGCAATCGTTCGTCAAGCCCTTAGAGAATATTTTTCAGTGAGTCGAAGCGGGAAGCCTTTTGATGATTCGGCTACCATAGGCGTTATCGTCACCTTCCCACTTGCTCCAACCGGCCTCATGTGCTTCGTTCTCAGTGTTGAACGGGCCGATGAAATCCAACTCACAATCCCAAGCATCGAAAATCTGAATGAAGTATGTCATGTTCTTTTCCTTTTTTTTCTTTTTCTCTCTTACTTCTTATATCGACATTATACCAAAGATTCTTTAGGCGTCAATAGTGTACAAATGTTTTTTTTGAGATTTTTTTCATGAGCAAATACCATACCATAAAATATATTATTCTTTGGCACACCATTTGCTATGCTCCCTCGTTGTAAGTCATTATCTCGTAAGGCTTTACGTCAAATTTGCGGGGTAGAATAACCGTAAAACATAAGAGGGGGTTTTTCTGTTTTTATCGATCATTTCCAGATTTTTCTCAAAACCCCAAGGACATCCAAACACAATAAGCACTCAATAAATCAAAATGTATCACCTAAACTCCCCTATTTACCCCATTATTTATCATGTTTCTAGATCTTGTGTTTCTATTCCCAAGAGACAAGAGCCTAACAGCAACACATTTTCATTTATAATTGTGTATACTATGATATTAAGGAACCATATAACAATGATATATTTTACATATAACAATAAAGTTTACTACAATAGATTTGGCCAAAATTTACCTAGCCAACTTTCAGAAGATAGTAAAAATTTCTCAAACTTTCATTATCCTAATGATATTAAATTTGGCATCAATTATGACAGACTAGATAATCAAAAGTTAAGAAATGAAAATTATTCGGCCAACACCACATATTTCTTATACAATCAAGCTTTTAATTCTGATAATCCATCATTTCCCATAATTAATCAAATATCAGAAGACGCCGCTTCTGAATAATCACAGGAATTATTAATGTCAGAAATATCTATTAATAACTTAGAAGATCCAGCCACAGTCATGAATTCAGACTATTTATCCTGCACAACAAATCTTGTTGATTCTGTTGGAAGATACATATTCGTATTTGTTAATGATAAACTCTTTTATAGTACCAAAATAGATGATAGCTTAAAAAAGTTTGATATCGAATATAGTCCTGAGCCCATAGACACTAATGACGAGTCATTCATAAGTATTCTTTTAGATTATACCAATAAGTTAATTCGCTCAGATAATTTAGGATCTAAGTATTTTATGACACTGAAAAACGATGATATTAATATAAAAGTTTATATCTCAACAGTATGTCAAAATAAATATGACGATCCTAATCTACAATCTAAACCAGGAATATTTAGACCATGATCCATAACGCCAATAATATTAATTCCACAAAGTACGCCCCAACATATTCTAATAATCAGACCATTATCTCGTCTAAACAAACAGTATATTCAAGACCATCAAATACTAATATTATAGAAAATAATAGTGGAGGAATAGACTCTATTATTAATGAGATTGAAAATGGATATAGACTACCAAATACTCTCATACCAGCCCTATCATCTGCATCACTTCAGCCAGTATATGATAATCCAAGATCCATAATAACAATATCAGAAACTTTAGATCCAAATGATTTCCAACCAATAGTATCAGGTTTAACATCATATCTGAAAGATTAACCATGATAAATAATACTGTTTTACCATCATCTGTAACTCTTAAAGAAGGTATTAAAGCAACATTTGTTTCTACGATCACAGGACGAATTCTAGGAACAACTTGGACAGCTCGATACCTATGGGAACGACAACTTCCAGGATCATCATCATGGACAATTGTTAGAGACATAACTAAAGATACTAGAAATTTAAATCCTAAAGATTATGCGGGTAAAAGAGCTTCTTTAACAGATACTTTCATTACCAGCAAATCAACACTAGCCAAAAGTGGAAGAAAATTTAGATGTCGATTGGAATTAACAACATACTATACTGAACAATCTACAGGAATATCATATGTTTATAATTGGACTTCTACCTCTTCTGAAGTAACATGGCTAGTAGAAAATAATGTGAAACTATTTGATACTGATTCTTTTTCATCAGTACCCAGACTAAATAAAAACGGAGTACCTATAGGAACAGGAGTTCCAGCACCATATTTAACTCCTCTTGTCAACGCATGTAATAGATGGTCAAAATTCCTACGAATGAATAATAGCGTAATTGCTAGCATACGATCTGAGTTAGGATCAAACTGGAAAGGTATCACAATTAATGCAATTTATATTGATAATTTACAAGGAACAGATTTACATGGAGCAATTGCTGCTTGTGGAATATCAGCTCATAAACAATTAAGTTCGTCTGCTCCTTATTTAAGATGGAATACAACATCCATAGACTTATATATTAATACTCATTATCAAAATGATTATACACAAGCCGAATGGGAAGGAGTGATGCTACATGAGCTAGGTCATGGTTTAGGAATAGGATTCTATTGGGATCCTGAGTATACTGATACTAATACAGTAAATACAGAACCTTATATTAAAATTGGAGCATATGAATGGTATGACGCTAGTTCTTTAAATACTGATTATTATCCTGGAATGGGTAGTATCTATGAGTCAGCTGGTAGAATATCCTATGATCCAGCATATTCATTAAGACCAGTTCCATTACAAACAGTAATTGGAGCACACTGGTCGTGGTATTCTTTCCCTATACAATATAGTAAACCTTGTGAATGTAAATATCCATGGAGACCTGGAGCATGTTCTGATATTCCTGCCGACGGAATGTGTCCTAAAAGTCAGATATTACCAGGAATAGGTAATGATCTTATGGTTCCATATTTTGATCCAGACATACAACAAGTTATTACTCCATTAAGTATTAAAATGTTAACCCATTTTGGATATGAAGAAATAATTCCTGGAGCATCAGAAAGTCCATTAACAACAACTTATAGATATCCTGAAAATGGATTTGTAATACAAAATACTAAGCATAATATGTATACCTGTGATCACATATCAAAATCAAAAAACAAAAAGAAATCATAGGTGTACTATTAGGTAAGATAATATGCTCAATTAGGCCATATATTTATATGATATACAATATTTCAAAAGATGAATACTCTGAAAGCGATTCATTACCAGATTCATGGAAACTAATAGCAACAGAACGAAAATATATTCGCATTAAACCGCCCAAGATTATTGATAGTATTGAAGGAATCTATATGGTTGGATTGTCTGGTAGTGTTATTTATTTAGGAGAAACCAGACATGAAACAGTAGCTCCTAATGGAGCACAACCAGGATTTGATATTCTAGCAACATCGGAGATTATCAAATAATATGCCATGTAATAATATTAAAAACTGTTTACATCAGATACCATTAGATATTAACCAAAAAAAGGAAGGTGTTGATCAATTAACTTGCATGACCAATACGTTATTGCAATCATTAGCAGCTTCTTGTGCTATTAATATAGATTATAATGCTATTATAGCGTGTAATCAAACAAAGATCAATAGTATGCCAATGCCCGCTAATGGAATAACATATATTAATACATTAGCAGATTGTAAATACGGAAAAGGATCTAGTACAGAAAAAACTGATTTTATCAACAGAGCAACAAATGCATTTAAAACTTTTGCGTTTTTTGCAAATTCAGGACGATCCGGACTTAAAGTTCCCGTTAAATGTCCAGGAAAAACATATAGTGATCCTTGTGATCCTCGTCAATGTTATGTTACTATAAACTATAAAGTTAATTCAACATCATACAGAAATCAAAAAAATTTAGTTGATAGTTTATGCTCTACTGGCCCCATAATGAGCGATTTGGATACTGCTGTTTTTCCACCAAACTTTGAAGATTGGCTTAAGAGTGTACAAGACGGAACAATAACTGGTTCTCCTCCGTATATTTATACTATGCCACCAAAATGGGTAAGACCAAAAATAAAAGAAAATTGTACTAATCTATTAAAAACTAAACATGCTATAATCTTAGTTGGTGGAAAATGTGTTACTATTAATGGACAAGATTATATTGAATATACTTTTAAGGATTCATACGCTAATAATAGTACTCAAGTTTCATGGATTCTCAGAGTTCCAATTAGTAACAGTATTCCTTTTAATCCTGGTATGGGCAATCCTTATACTAGTATGAGAATAACATCAGCAACAGTAATAAATTGTACTCAAGCTAAAAAAGCTGCTGAAAATTGTTGTAATCCTACTCCAACTCCTAGTGTAACCTCCACAAGAGCTCCAACACCAACTCCAACAAAAACACGAGCACCATCTGTAACTCCTACTCCCACCAAGACAAAATCAGTATCCACATCAACACCAACGCCAACAAAAACAAGATCATTATCAACGCCAACACCAACTCGTTCTTATAATATTAATCCAACAATATTTAACGTACCCTAAGAAAGAAGCTAGACTAATGGCAGTATTTAATACAAATTTTAATAATCCATTTTCTAAAATCAAGAATAATGAAAATCCATGTTATTGGATAGTATATAAATCTATTCCAGCAACTATCAGTTGTAATGGAGAAAATGTTTCATTAGGTATTCCTGTAGCTCCAGAAAAAATCAATCATAACATTTCTAGCGAATGGTGGGCAGCTAATCAAAACAGAATACAACAAATAATACCATGTGAAAATATTTCATTGGAAACAGATGATACTGGAAAAACTCAATTTTGTGTTATATCGTCTTCTCAGGATCCTAATCTAAATTCCATAAGAGATTGTGTATCTTTGTATCCCGAAGAACAACAACTTATACAATTTTTACAAAATAATAACTGTGATACTACCGATTCAACAAATCCAGTAGTAATATGGTATAATGATATATTATTAAATAATACTAAAATTAATTCATCATCACAAAAATTTTTCAATAGCTTTACCGAAGCATGTAATAGTTGTAATATTTTTTGTAACACATGTGTACCTTTTAGCGAATCTGTTGCAGTTGATGCATTACTAGCATCTAATGGATCAATTATATCTGGAAATAATGTATCTATACAAAATAATACCATAAACTTAAATAATTATTTTAATACTAATTTACAACCCATAGTTGCTTATTCCAAAGATAGCATAAAGGATAAATTCCTATCATCAAATAGCCAACTATCTTCTTTTAATTTTAGTGTTCCATCAAAACTAGGATTTGATAAAGCATTATTTATAAATGACCAAGGACAAGTTTCATCTCAACAGGTTGTTCCTGGTCAAATAATTTCTTTGTCAGATACTATTATTCTTGGATCAACAACAACCACAGGAACCTTATCACTAGATAATCAACTTCCTCCGTCTCCTCCAACTATTTTATCTTTCAGAAGTATTAATTCTGAAATTGGCTCAAGCACTGTTATAACAATAGCCCCAAATCCACGCATAAGTAACGAAGATATTGTAACTTCATACGCTTTTCGTTTTAATGGAGTTGCATTTGCCCCAAAAAGAACAGGACCAGCACCAGCAATTCAAGATGGACCAGGACAATTATTAGAAAATGAGTATGAATTTGATGGAATATTTGAAGGTCAATATGTTTCAGCTGCTTCTGTTGGATTTAGTAGTATCGGATTATATGGAGATTCATTATTTTTAGGATCAGGTTGTTGCTATATTTCTGACGGAGCAATTTTTGACGGAACAGAAGAAAGCTGTCAAGAATATTCTACAGACAGAGAATTATCATATACATGGAGTGAAAATAGTTGTGTTCCAACAGGATCATGGAACGTTGGACATCTTGTTACCAATAGTGGTTTGTTCAAAGACAAATTTTATATAACAGGATGTCAGTCAGGATCGTTAAATGATTGGGTTTCATACTACGATTCAGGCATAGCAACAAACTTTAGAAGAAATACAAATTGTTCAATTTTAGGAACAGAAACAGTTTATGATAATTTCAGAATGGTGCCCACAGGTGAAAATATTAATGTTATAATATCTCCAGATGTTACAATAACATTCGCAAAAGTATTATCCGAAGGATCAATAAATATCCAACAAACAGAGGATAGCTTTAGTTTTTCTAGCACAGCATCAACAAGTGGAAATATCGGATTTAATATTAGTAAACCATCTAATTTCTCGCAAGGTAATGAGATTGTTAGTTTAGCAGATGATGGATCCTTAACATCAGTACCCTTTTCGTTATCAAATGATAGAATAAATTGTCCTAATATTTTTCGTAATCTAACTCATTATTATAATTCTAGTGCTAGTGGTATATTTACAAATTCAAACTATAATGCTCAAACAGATTATGTCTCAGATGTTATTCTTCAAGGGGGAATTTCTGCAGCATTTGGTTTTGCTCCTTCAGGATTTGGTTTTGTATCTCAGTTTGGACAACATTATATTAATCTTATTAATTCTAATTCTGATCAGATATATTTTGTTGATGCTATGGGATCCAGAGTCGATTTAAGTTCATATGTATCAACATCATACTTAAACCGTTTTGTTTATCCAACACCAATAATAATATCATCTTCATTATCTAGTTCTGATAATAACGATTTTGAAGCTTGTGTTGCTATTAATCCTCCTCAAGGTTGGTGGGATCCTGAGGCTAGAAATATAAAAAATGATTTTACATTACCATTAAGCCCTAATCTTCTAGAGTATCCTTGTGAGAATCCTTTCTATATCCGCGGCGGATATAATATGAACGATTTATTTACGTTTGAATGTGGATGTTGGAATGTGTTAGTGTCAAGACAACAGGCATTAGATCTAGCCATAGCAATTGCTACAATTGTACTAACAATGGCCAGACTTTATAGATTGTTATCCGGCTTACTTCCAGCCATATTATCTCTTGATGGTCAGATTTTTGGTAAAAATGCAGAAAAAGATACACTATTAAATACAATGAAACAAGCTACAGAGGCAATGCAGCGTATTGAAGGCGAACATCCTCAAATTCCTGGAGCTTTTCCTCCTGATTATGGTTGGGTAAATCATATTGACAAGCATGATGATGGATACGATGGTCCTAGAGTTGTAATTGTATTTCCAACTTATGATGAAGATGGAAACAAAATTATATTATCTTGGGATGAATGGTTAGAGAAACATCCATTTGATGAAAATCTCCAAAATTTAGACAATATTTATGAAGATTATCAGGCTTGGCTTAATAATAAAGAACTAAGAGATCAAGCTGATTGGAACTCGCGTATGCTAGATAAAGAAATACAAAAACTAGTTGCAGAAGTAGAACCACTAAGAGGTGAAGCACAAGGTATACAAGCTCAGTTAGCAGGGTTAGCCGCTTCATTAGCTCTTCTAAAAGCTCAACTCGATCAGTTTATGAATGGACCAGCTTTGACAGAAAGAAAAGAATGTGCTGAGGGTTTTGATTTTTGTGAATGGAACGCAACATATGATGCTTGCGGAGGAGTAGAAGGAGACAGAGCATATTGGCAAAGGGGCTATTCTCCAGATGGAGTCAGACTAACGATGCCACAGGGATGGCCAAGTTGTGATTGTTGTCATCCTTGCGAATCATGTGCAAATCCTCCACCAGAAACAGGATGGGGAATAGCAGCTTCAAGTCCTTGTCAAACATGTCCTGATGGATACACAGTATTTGATTCTGGTGGACCTAACTTCATTACCCCGCCAGGACAATGCGGTTGCGAACAAGGATATACATATTATCCAGAAGGAGGAAAAGAAGCAGGATGTTGTCCAGACGGAACTTTCTTTGAAAATGGTTGTAGGACTGAAGAGTCAGCAAGTGAGACTGCTGCTGGCGTGTGGCTAGAGCCTGTGTGTTGTCCTCCATTAAATACTTTGGAAGCTTTTGGCTACAGTGGCCCATACTGGTCTTGGCTTAACCGTAAATGTTATTATCTTCCATCAGACCTATCTCAACCAGAACTTTATATAGATCCTGAAACAGCTAAGTATTGCTGTGAAGGAGAATGTATTGATTATTGTGAAGAATGTTAAATCACCGAAGAGGAAAATCTAATGCCAATATATAATATCAGTAATCAAAATAGCACTCAGTATGACACTCCAATAGTATCTTTTGATAATAATATAACAGTAAACAATAAATATAGTTATAATTTTAATTTAGCTTTACCAACTATTGATAATTTTAAAATTAAATCCAAATATTCTCCATTACATTTTAGTAATGACAGAATTTTGAATGAAAGTAAAATCTTATCAAGTAATTTATCTCGTTCCTCAAATGATAATAATACTCTTTCTGAAGATAAATTTGGTAACTTATTAGTATCTCAATCTAATATACACATAGCAAATCCATGGAAACAGCCAAATAATTAAGAATTATACAGATTCTTAAACGCTAGTGTATAGATATAAAGACACACCTTAAAGGGAAATTTTATTATGGCTATTTTTAAACCGCAAAGTCCATTCTCAGGCCCACCACCTGTATTATATGGATGTAATTTTTTAGATATTAATGGAGATAATACTAATTTTACATTTACTCCACTACTTCAATTCAACGACCCAATAACTTTACCAAATATTAAAACAACAATTTGGAGAGATGTAGAAAATACTGCTTGGTTGGAGTTATTGAGTTTCGATAACGAACAAACAATGTCGGTACAATGGTCTATTAGACAACTAATTCCAAATAGTTCACCTAACCAATATACAACTTTATATGCAAGCAATTTTATTATTGAATATGTTCCGGATTTCAATATCTCCTACGAATCTTTATTTCCCCCAGGATTTACAGGAGACTATGACACATTATTAGGACAATGGTATTGGTATTCAGACGCTTCTGCATTACCAGGATATGTTCAAGATGGCCCAGTTAGTGGACGTATCCGTTTACTTCCTTCTTGTTCTAATGAGCCAGATCCTTTGGATCAATGGGAACTAAGTTCCACAGAGTATCCACCAACTAATATTTATTATTGCAATAATAATAGAATTTATTATGACCGAAACGATATAGATAAAAATGTTCTTAATCAGCTAGATCAACAAGATAAATATTTAAGTAATTTTACTTATCCTGACGAATTAGCTTTTGGAGTAAATTATTCCAGAGCAAATAATAGAGCATTAGGAGTAGATAATTTTGATGTTGGAATAGCATATAAACTATATTTAAATACATTTATTAAGGAGTAATCAATATGCCAATACCTGATAATTGTAATGATATTCCAAATAATGTTATAGAAAATGCTGCTGGACAAAATGAAAATGACTACAATAATTGTAAAGATCCTCCTACAGGAGGAAAAGATAAAGACAGAGTTATAAGAGTTATGCAAGGAGATAAGGTGCTTTATGAAAGTACGGCCTTGGATAAATTAATAAAAGACCTTGAAAGAAAATTCCCAAATGGCATTCCACCTGAACAAGCTGCTCCTGTTTATAAAAAAGCTATAGATAATATACTTAAACCAGGAAGTGAAGGAAGAAAAGCTATAGATGGAGCAAAAGGTCCAATTAAAGTAGTTGTTGGAGTATTATGTCCATCTAAAAATCCAACAGTACCATCAACCAGACCAGTACCAGGAGTAGCAAGACCATGATATATAGACCAACATATTCTTATGGTATAACCACTAGTAATCCTAGTAATCCTTCACGATTTTGGACTTGTGGATATCCTGTTCCTTCTAAAAAAACAGAAGCAAATAGAGGAGGCATAAACAAAATAAACGATAGTATTAGATACGGATCACGAAATACAAACAAAGATCTAATTAATTTCTCGCTAGATAATAACGGACCCATTCACGAATGTCCACCTCCTGTGCCAACTCCAACATTAACAAGTCCATATTCTTATACTAATCCTATTACTATTACTGAGATACCATAATTACAAAAACTAGGGGTAATTAAACTATGGCAACAATATTAACACATCCAACATCCATAACCAAAAGAGACGGAACTTCAGTTTCTTTCACTGTTATAGTAAGTCAGGATGGAGATCCGAATATAGGACCATCAGTATATGACAATAGAATAACATATAATTGGGAAGTAAAAATTCCAGGAGGATCCTGGCAATCTGCAAATAGAATTATTACCAAAAATACAGCAATATCGAGCACATGGGGTGGAGCAAATAGATTTAGTGTTTATTCAGATACTTTCACTATTAATGCAGCATTAAATAAAAATAATAGAGAATATCGTTGCGTAATTAGATATCAAACTAGAAATTATGGACTTAACGTTAATTTATTTGAAACACTGCTTTATAGTAATTCAGCAACACTAACAGTAATAGATAGAATTCCACTATTTAATACTTCAACTTTTAGTCTTATTACTGATACAACAAGAAGAAATGCTTTAATCGCTGCTGCTAATAGATGGAACTCTTTGTTGAAATATCCAGCAAAATTTATTAGTGATAATCCTGGATATCTTGGATGCAGACTAATGAATTATTCAACATTTGATCAATCTGCTCCTAATCCAAAAACATCCACAGTACCATATAATAATATAGTTAATAGTAGTACTCATAAGGGCGTGTCATACTCAACAACGCCAATTAATAAGTTTTTTATGACTGAATTTAATTTACAAACAAATATTCAGTACCATAGTGTTTCTTTTTTAACACAAAATGATTGGACTAATATTTTCACACACGAACTTGGATATGTTTTAGGTATAGGTTTATTAAGTAAAACACATGTTCTCATAAGTAATAATATTGGTGGCTTTAATATACCAGCCCTACCAGTATTAACAAATACCAAATTTCCAGAAGCAGTCAAAGGCTATAATAATATAGCAAATAATAAAGCTAGTAATCTATATACAGCACTAAGAAAATATGTACCAGTAGAAAAAACAGGTTCTGGTAAAAATTTATATAATTTTTTGGAAAATAATTATACTCCAGAAGAGATTAGAGGAACAGGAAGTCCAGAACTAGGATATGCAGTCTATGCTAGAGAATCGTATAACGGAATAATAAATGAAATTATGACTAAAAATTTTGGTGTTGGTAAAATTATTACTAATCTATCTATAGGTTGTTTAAAAGATATTGGTTATGAAGAAATGTCTCCAGGATCAAGAGAAGCTGGTACAATTAGTATAGCTAATACAACATCAACAACAAACAATCCAGAATAAATTTTCGGAGTATCTATGTATATTTATCATAATAGTATTATAGATAAGCCACAAAATATACAAAGCTCTCCTAGTTTTAATAAATTCCAATCAGTAAAAAAAGATGAAGCTCATATAAATCAAAATAATATTAAGTATGGCCATAATATTATTAAAGATTCTGGCACTTTTATTATAGATGAGCAACAGAATAAATTAAATAATAATATTAATAACATTACTATCGATCATTCACCAAGAGCTATTAGAGAATTTAAATTTAATATAAACACAGGTAAATTTAATTCTGGATATCCTAATACTATAGTATATCCATTATGTAATCAGAAGGTATCAACAGTTTTTATTAATGGAAATACATCTTGGACTAATAGTACTATTAATAACACAACATCCTTTCCTATGCAAAATCCACTATCTGTGGTAGAAGCATCAAACAATAATGATTGTGTAGAATGTATTCCTATAGACTATACTGGAGAATATGTTTTAAATTGGTCAGCTTCACAAGGAGCACAATTATTAAGTAGCACAAATTCTCAAGTTGTTCTTGGAACATTTTCTTACCATGTAAACGATGACTATTTTGAGATATTCTTATATCCTACTTTAGGAATTAAAAATAATTCATATATTCATATAAGATATCGTGTTCCCATACGATGGAGACACTCTTATAATGATTGGACGTTTTGGGAAAATGTAATTATTAATGGAGAAATGTCAAATACGGAATTTATTAGGATAGTAAATTGTTGCAATAATTTTTCATATGTTTCATAAAATATAAAGAAGATTAAGAAATAAAATGGCTACACAATGTACAATATCATATATCCTAGATCATCGTATTGAAAACAATACGCTCTTCTTAAAATTAACTATCTCTGATTTACTTAAGTGCTTAGTTTTGCAAACTAAATTTTATGATTTATCAAATAATGTTATAACTGATTGGATAGATACTGAATATATATTTAATTTAGAAACAGAAACAGAATTATCTTTTGACAATGAAACATCAAAAATAGAATTTAGACTTTATTCATGTTGTGCCGTACCAGATCCTGATCCGCCATTAGACGATGTTCCGTGTGACATTATTACAGAATATGATTCAGATGCTATTGTAAATGCTTGCGGATCAACACCATTTAGCATCACAAATGCCCACGTAAGACCCGCCGATATTGATGAATTAGATACTCCATTCAATCCCATAATGATTCCCAGAAAGATTAAATTAACTGTGGACCATGATTTAAATACTTGCGATCTGTCTGTGCATTTGTGTAGTATCAGATGTATTGTTCCTTCTCCAACACCAACTCCAACGCAAACTATCACTCATACTCCAACGCCCACGCCAACTATTACGGTTACTTCAACAGTTACCCCAACATTAACTGCAACATCAACATCAACCCCAGCCGCTACTCCAACATCAACAGCAACTCCAACCGCTACTCCAACATCAACAGCAACTCCAACCGCTACGCCAACATCAACAGCAACTCCAACCGCTACGCCAACATCAACAGCAACTCCAACCGCTACGCCAACACCAACAGTAACAAAATCTCCAGGAGCTTCTCCAACGCCAACAGCTTCTGTTACTCCCACAATTAGTATTACTCCAAGTATAACCCCAACTCTAACTATAACTCCAACAGTTACTCCAACACCAACTATCACATCAACAGTAACCCCAACTCGAACTCCAACTCGAACTCAAACCCCAACTCGAACTCCGACTCGAACTCCGACCCCAACTCGAACTCCAACTCGAACTCCAACTCCAACAGTAACTCCAACTCTCACCCCATCAGCTCCTCCACCCATTTATTGTAATTATTTGTTTACTCCATTTGTTCACATATCACAATTGCCAACCAGGAATTATACAAGCTATAAAAAATCTGTGCCTATTGATATAGATACCTTATGTGATTCTAAGAATGTGAATTATTATAACACGCCTTTTCACTTTCCAGTCTTTGGCATGCCTTCGAATCCTAAAACATTACAATATAATAGGTTTGAATTATATATGAGGAACTCATATGATCTTTACGCCACTCCAACTATAGATGGTATTAGTTATCTAACAAGTAATCTAGCATACAATGCATTAATCAAAATTAGAAACTTTAACGATAGCACATCTTCAGATGTAAGACAATGGGTAGCACAATCATTTATATTTAATAAGTTATCATACAATTTAAGATACGAAATTCAGTACGAAGGTTACTGGAAATATACTGATTTGTATTGGTATCCTGGACCAACCTTAGGAAGTTTTGGAATATCTACTTTTACTCCGAGAAGAGACACTGTTTATGTCGTATTATTCCCATGTTAATAGATTTTAAATATGCAAAATAATATAAAAATTCAAAGCAATGAAGACGATTGTTGTTATTCATTAACTCAAACAATAATTATTATTCCATGATAGTAAAAAATTATGGGATATTGTTCTACTCCTCCCCTAGTATCGTGTTACTTTACACTAGAAAGTAGTACTAATACGGTGTATAGATTACTATATTTATCTTAGTTAATAAGAGTAAAAGCATGTCAAATTATATTATAAATAGTGGTCTTTCCATAAATAGTCAAAATTCATTAGCCTATTTTAATAAGTCTGATAATGTTTCAAATACTGGGATTATTTCAGAAAATAATCCAAATATTAGATATCATAATACCTTATTTGATCAAAATTTTAATAGTGTTGTTCATAAAGTTGGTAATCTCACATCAAATAATGATGCTAGATCAATTACTTTAACTTGGACTCCACAATCAATTAGAGAATTTACATATAATATACTTACAAATAATTTTGATGAAAATTATCCAATTGTTAATTCATATAATTTATGTGATCAAAAAATTTCTATAGTATTTCAAGCTGGTAATACTCATTGGACAAGATTTTCTGATAGTTCATTATCCTATCCTATAAATCATCAATTTGCCAGAGTTAATGAATCTGATCATAAATTAGATTGTAACATCAAACCTCCTAAGCCGCGTGTTGGTCCACCAGATGAATGTGATTTAACTTTTAATTTTACTTATTTTGTTGAAAACTCTATAAGTAAAGTTCGTGTTATAGTTTCTAGTATTCCAACAGTATGCTTAGTCTTACAAATTAAATTTTTTGACGATATGTCTACACCACTATCTGATTGGATTAATGTTCAGTCTATTAACAGTCTACAAAGTGATATAGAAATACCATTTTTTAGTGATGAGGTATCCAAAGCTATTGTTAGATTATACTCATGCGAATATGTATCTTAAAATAAGAAAGTTAATTTATGGAAGTTTCAAATAATATACAAACTCAATCACAGCCAGACACTTGTTTAAGTAAAGAGTTTTATTTTGTTATTCCAGACACTGTTGGAGGAGTTAATCCAGATTATTTATACTTTCTTGGAGAACCAGGAACAGTGGTATCCATTCAATATCTTGGAGAAACATATACAGTAACTATAGATTCTAATAATTTAGCATCTTATAACTTTCCTAGCCAGAAACAACTTAGTATCTCTAATTCTGAATTATTGATACCAGATAATAAAGGAATAAAAATAGTAGCAGATAAAACTATCACATGCCACTATTTATTCCGTCGTGTCCATGCTTGTAATGGAACAGGACTATTACCAATAGAGCAATTATCTAGATTACATTATATATGTCCATTCTTTTCACAAGGCTATTATGCAGCTTCGAACATTAATATAGTTAGTACTTCGAACAATAATATTATTACAATTACTAATTTAAATAATAATGTAAAAAAAACATACACATTACAAAATTTACAAACGCTAAAACATAGAAATTCAGGAGAAAGGGATAATAATGGAAAGTTATTGCCGGGACCAGTATTTAAAATAGAGAGCACAGAAAAGATAGCTGTTTTTACAGATAGTTTCTGTTATAATTGGGTAGGTGCGTGTAATTCTCAAATTTGTCAAATATATGGATATGAATATTTTGATAAAACTTTTATTTTACCATTAACTCAAAACTATAATAATATTATAGGATATAATCTTGAGAAAGTATCTGATATATTAGGATATGACCTAGTTGTTCGTACCGGAGATGCTTTTAAGATTTTATCTGTAGACAATAATAATACTATTTCTATAAATGGTACATCAATAACTTTAGGAAAATATCAAACTTATGAAAAATTATCCGTAACCAGTCCAACTATGATTACAGCAACATATCCAATATTTGTATATCAATGTAAAAGAGGCATAGGTACCAATAGAATTGGTGATCCGTCGATGAATGCTGTTTTTCCATTTAATAATTTATCAAAAAGATATGTTATAGCGCTTCCTCCATTGCCTTATACGAGTGCCCAATATAATGAGATTGGTCAGCTTGTAGAAACAGATAATCCAAAGTATTATGCTCTCATTGGCATTAAACAGAATGCGTTATCTAGCATTAAAGTTAATGGCACACTATTAAATAGTACTCAATTAACTAATTTTATTACTATTCCCGGAACAGATTATGTTAGCGGCTGGGTAGAATTATTAGGATCCAAAAATAGACTTAATGGAACTTCAGCTGTTCCTTATATATTTGAAGCATCAGATAACTTTATTGTAATACTTGATGGATACAATTATTATGATTCATATTTATTTAGTGCTGGCGGCAGTATGTGTGATAATTTAATACCAAATTTACCAACTCCCAATCCAAATGCATCTGCTACTCCAACTCGTACTCCAACTCGTACTCCGACCGCAACTCCAACTAGCACTACAGCCCTAACCCCAACTCCATCTAAAAGTATTGGTGCTTCTCCTACTCCTACTCCTACTTATACTCCTACTTGCACTCCTACTCCGTCCAGTAGTTCACCCCCAATAGAATGTTGTTATACATTAGGAAATATTATTGATTTTACAATTGTGCCATAAAACATAGTATGCTGATATGGTGTATAATTATATATTATAATCATATTAATAATGGTACAAAATTATGTCAAAATATATCATCAATAGCGGATTATTATCAAATAAACAAAATGATTTAGCCTATTATAATCGTTTTGAAACAGTACAAGATACAGGAATTATTCCTCTTAATAATTCTAATATTAGATACAATAATACATTAATCGATCAAGATAATAATTTATCAACCTATATTAATAATGAAAAACCAAACAATAATTCTAATTCTATCACTATAGATTGGACGCCTCAATCTGTTAGAGATTTTAAATACAATATATTACAAGATAAATTTAATGCTGGCTATCCCAAGAATTATACCTATACTTTTTGTGATCAAAAACTATCTACCGTATTTAATATGGGATCCAAACACTACAGTGTTGATCAAACGGTAGACACATCATATCCTAGATATCAATCCATAAGTATCGTAGAAGATAATATTAATAATCCATTCTTGTGTGGATTTACTCCTCCATCATGCCAATCTGTTATTTGTCCATCAGGACAAACTTTTGATCCAGCATCTTGTGCTTGTGTTAGTCCTCCATTATGTATTCCTCAGCCATCGGAACCATCATGCTCGCCAACCATATTATATGCTACGCTAAAGCCACTAATTAAAGGATACGCATGGTATTTAGAAACTCCTAAACAAATAGAAATTCCAGATATTGGAGTATTCACAGCCACTTGTGGAGGAGGACATGTTTGTGATGCTACCTTATTTAGACCAATACTAGTATTTCCGGATTCTTCAATATTACAAGCTAATAGAAACATTTCTTTAAATAATGGACAAGTTAACGATCCTACTGGACACACAAGAATTCCTGTTCCTGGATTTGTTCCTTTATTAGGAGAAAGATCTGATACTTTTGATTTTGTTGTAGACGATCCATCCACCTTAGATGGAGCAAGAGTAGAATTAGTATGTCAAAGCAGATATTGTCATAATGGCGTAACCTTTATTGTTTTGGTTGCTGAAACATTAGAAACAAATGAACCAGTAGTAATATTCTCAACATGTCTTGCTCCTGGTCCAGTAAAAAGCAAAGTTATAGGATATGTTGATTGTCCAGGATCTGATCCTGGTCCTTGTGATACTCCACCGGTCACATCGTCACCAACACCAACTCCTACTATAACTCCAACAATAACAACAACGGCCACACCCACACCTACACCAACTATCACATCAACGGCCACTCCAACACCAACTATCACATCAACAGCTACTCCCACACCAACTTTAACAACTACCCCAACACCAACTCCTAGTGTACCAAATAATAGTGTATGTTGTTTTTGTGACTATATAGCTGATGGTTCATTCACTTTTCACGGTCCAGGACCAGTAATAGAAACTCAAATTTGGTTTGACTTAGTACAAGCTTGCAATATAACAGCTGAAATGTTAGAATCAACAAATACTACAACCATTAATTGTAATGGTACTCAATATGAGATTGAATGGACATACTCCGGAGTAAACAACTCATTTGGAGGAAAGATATATGACGCAACAATCCTCCAAGTTTAATTTTGATTGTCAGTTTAGATGTGGAAATAACAGTCCAGCAATATGTAAATATCAATCACTAAGACTTGGGCATATTGTTAAGGCTTCTCATTTATTTTGTAATAATAGTTGTCCTAAAAATATACATGAGCATGCACAGGAAGACGATAATTTTTTAAAAAAATGCTTTAATAGAAGATATGATATAAATTTTATTAAAGAAGTTATAGATAAATATAAAAAACAAACAACAATTATCATTCCTAAAATTTGGGATACTATCAATACTACACTAGTTCCTTTACTAAAAGATTATTCTTGGTTCAAAGATATAGGACTCACAGGATCAGTCATTGTTGATGGAGTAACCAACCATAAAGATATAGATGTTGTTATATATATAAATAATATTGATGCCTATACTGAATGGCACGATAATAACGTATTACCGTCTCATATATCAGACTATAAAATTGACTATTACATTTATATTGATCCATACTGTCAGTTTTTTGTTTCTTTATGGCCTAACTCAAACAGTATTATTATAAATAAAAACTTTGAACATAATGTTAAAATTCCTGTTGGGTATAGTATTTCATATAATAATTTTAATTTTGAAAGATACCTTAATTAATTTCAGGAAATAATCATGTCTATTTTTAATATTAATAATCAAATACAAAATAATCATCAAAATTATAACGCATATTACAATAGATTTGATAATATTAGTAGCACAGGTATTATACCATTAAATAAAGTAAATATAAGATATAATAAAACATTATTTAACGATAATGCTAAAAATATCTATAATAGTACTTTTACTATTGATAATAGTAGAAGATCTATTAGTACGGACCTTACTGCTACGTCCATAAGAGAATTTAAGTATAATATATTACAAAATTTATTTGAGCCAGGATATCCTCAAAATTCTAGATACGATCTATGTGATCAAAATATATCTACTACTTTTGCTATTAATGGAAATACTCATTTTAGCTCCAATCTAAAATCAGGAACTAGTTATCCAAACAACCATTATATAACAGTAATAGAAGATAAGGATAATTACAATTTCTTTAATTGCAAGCCACTATTAAATACATATGTTTCTGATCAGATCAGAAAACTGGCAATAAATAAGGATAGCAAATCTAGATATTTTGATGGTATTCAAGAGAATGGATTATATGGTCTTGATTTATTTTTAGATTTTTATCAAAATAATATTAATAGTGGACTTGATGATGATTCAGAAAGAACCAAAAATTTTGTTAGAAATCCTAATTGTTGGGCTTATGATGTAGATCTAACATGTTGTTCTCCATGGAATATGCATCCTACATTAAGATTACCTGGAGGATATTTAACAACCACCAGTAATCATACAGCTGGTACTCTTATTAGTCCGAGACATGTTATATTCTGTAAACATTATGATTTTTATCCTCCAATAGGTAGTGATATTAGATTTATTACAAAAAATAATGAAACAATAACAAGAAACATAATTAATATTATTGAAGTTGAGCCCATTTCTGGTAATAGTCATACTGATTATGCTATAGCATTATTAGATAGTGATGTTCCAGATTCAATAAGTTTTGCTAAAGTTTTACCAGATAATGCTTTTGAGAGAATGCAATTAGAATGGTTAGCTCCAGGATTACCATATGGACATATTATAAATAAAATATTTATAATTTATTTAAATCAAGATAAAAGTGTTGGAATAAAACATCTAGGATTTTGGTGGAATGTATGGTTTTATTTAATCTATAGAGATATACCAAACTATGATAATGAATTACAAGAATTTAATTATGGTTTAAGATTATATGATTCTGGTAGTCCTATGTTTCTTGTGATAAACAATGAGCCAATCCTAATAGGATTAGATTTAGGACCAAATAAAATACATCAGCATAGACTAGATATTAATACAGTAATGAATCAATTAGGAGGAGGATATCAACTAACATCATACAATCTAGATAATTTTGCAGAATGTGTTGCTCCTCAAATGGGCCCACCAGCAACACCATATCCAACTCCTTCAACCCCGCCACCTCCTCCACCAGATTATCCTGCTGTTTTTTATGGTTGTAATATTGTTAATTCCGATGGAATTCCTGATACTTTTACTTTTAGATACAACGGATCATACGTATGGATAGATGCTATAAAATATGCATATTTATATTATGACTCTAATAATAGTTTATGGAAAATTAATATAAATTATTTAGATTCTTATTATTCGGATAGTATTTTTGGAATATGGAAAATTCTTTCAGATCAAGCTATTCCAGGATATAGTATAGATGATCCTATTTCAGGATACATATCATTAAATAGTAATTGTTCTCAGTCAACAAGTAGTCCTACTCCGACACCTACCCCAACCCCCACTCCTATGCAAACAGCTACGGTCACGTTAACACCAACAGCTACGGTCACTTTAACGCCAACAGCTACGGTCACGTTAACACCAACAGCTACGGTCACTTTAACACCAACAGCTACGGTCACTTTAACGCCAACAGCTACGGTCACGTTAACACCAACAGCTACGGTCACTTTAACGCCAACAGCTACGGTCACGTTAACACCAACAGCTACTCCTACGCCAACATCCACATCAGTACCTATGCTTTCTTATGAAAGAAGCTCAGACGCTCCAATTAGCACAGATCAAAATTGGGGTATATTAAGATCAGTTATTCCAATTAATATACAAGGGTGGGGTGAATCATGAAAAAATATACTATAGTTTTAAAAAATATTTCTGACAAAGAACAATTTCAATCTGAACTTATAGGAATTTCATCATTAGAGTATGTTCCTAACAGAGAATGTAATATTGAAGATATTAAATATTCAAGATGTTTATTTTCAGAATTAACCGATGAAGAGGCTTCTCTATTAAAAAATGATAATAGAGTTAGCGATATAAAAATTACAGCACCAACTATTTTAAAACCAGCCGTATTTACTTCTGAAAGTCTATTACCATCAAAAATATTATTTCAATCACAATCAAATACAGACAATATTAAAATACAAGCACTATCTCAACAAGCAAATATAGAAAATATTCCTGATGGTAGTGGTGTTGATGTTGTTATTGTGGATGGAATAATTACAGGAAAACCAGGTATGAGTTTTGATGAAGTAGATATACATCCAGAATTATTAGACATGAATGGCAATTCTAGAGTAGAGTTGGTAAACTGGAATGCATATGTTAATGAACCATCATCATATCCATATGAAGCTATTTTAGAATCAGTATCTCAAAGAGACAATAATCCTCACGGATTACATGTTGCTGGAACAGCATGTGGAACAACATTAGGTTGGGCGAAAAACAGTAAAATATATAATATTTCTCCTTATACAGGCCCACTTGGCTATCAATATCTATCAGCTATAACAAATTGGCATTTATCAAAAGGAAATTCTAGACCAACAATTACTAATCATAGCTATGGTGTTAGTTATCCTCTTTACGATATCAGATATATTACTAAAATTATAGGCAGCGGAATAGAATATGTTGCTCCAAGAGAAACAGAACAAGCCGTAGCAGAGGCTGTAATAAACCAAAATGGTCAAATTCAATCGTTTAATATTGTTAATTCTGGATCTGGTTATACTAATAATCCAGATATATCATATAATGGTGGTGGTGGAGATGAGGCCTTAGTAATAATGGCTAGCGGAACAGTAAAGGAGATAACAGTTACTGATATAGGGTCTGGATATAGTCAAAATAGTCCACCAAATATTATATTTTCTCAGCCTTTGGCAGGAGTAACAGCATCTGGTATCTGTACGGTTAACTCTAATGGCAATATAGATAGTATCAAAATAACAGAATGGGGTAGTGGATATGATCAGCCACCAACTATAACTTTTGATGACCCTGTTTCTGGAACAACAGCAACAGCAACAGCAATAATTGGTTCTAATTTTATTAAATCCATACAAATACTAAATAGTGCTCCTGGGATTGCGAGAGACATCTTTAAAATATTTAATGATCCTCCGTTTATTATATTAAGTGGAGGAGATTGTGTTAAAGATGCATTATGGACCATTTCAAATGATAATGGAGAATATGATAATTATTGTGGTATTGGCTCTCTTAATGGACCTGATGACTATTCTAGGATTGTTAATGGTCTATATGTTATAGCTACAAAAAAGACTAACATTAATTCAACTAGTTTTAAATATACTTTATTAGGAGGACAATATAATTCTATCCCTAATATATCATTTAGATATTCATATGGACCTCATTCTGGAATATCAGGGCCAGCAGCTAGAACAACAGTAGATGGAGGAAAAGTTTCTAGTATTATACCATTGTGGGTACAAGATCCTTCTATGGCTGATCCATCTTATGGATGGTTTACTTCTCCACCACAAGTTTATATAACAAATGGAGGTGGATTTAGCGAAGAATTTTTAGATAATTGGGGAATTATTTTTTATAAAATATCAATTCCTGGAGAACCAACATGGGGATTATTTTTTCCTACTTATGTTTACCAGGCTCCTGCCAGAGACATAGTGATGGATTCATTAATAGAGGACATGATAGAAGCAGATGTTGTGGTTGTTGCAGCTGCTGGTAATAGTTTCTATGATATACGAATTCCTACTTCTGATAATTATAATTTCACCATAGAAGCAAATTTATGTAATCTACAAAAAGAAAATCCATCGATCCCATATGAAGACAGTACAACATTTGCAGGTTTCCTTCCAGGAACTAATTATATAAATCTATATCCTGGACAGCCATGGGGAGATAATATCTATAATTTTTTTCCATTTCAAGGAAGTAGTCCAGGATCAGCTAGTGGAGTTATTACTGTTGGTTCTATGTCTTATGAATGTTGTCCTGAGATTAAATCTTCTTTTAGTAATTCAGGAAAAAGAATAGATATATATGCTCCTGGTAGTCAAATCTTATCATCTGCTTTTTATAATGCCCAGTCATTTGGTGGTAACTCTTTTTTTTGTAATCATCCAAAGGACAATAGATTCGGTATGTCAAAATTAAGCGGAACAAGTATGGCTAGTCCTCAGGTATGTGGTGCCATAGCAAGTTATTTAACAGAAGGTAATGTACAGAGATCAGGTAATATAGTAGAACAAGTTACACAATGGATTAAAGATAATAGTATACCAACATTATCTAATGGATCTTTTCCTCATGATCTACACGAAGGTACAAATAAAATTTTATATTTTCCTAATATAACAGTACGATACTGATAGCATATAAAAGAAATAAAAAAAGCGATTACCCAAAAGAGCAATCGCTTAATTTATATAATTATAATAGATTATTTTTTTAATAATTTATCCAATTATTGAAACTATAAGGATAATAAATATCGTATCTATCAATAGGATAAACAATCTGAGATCCATAATAAACACTAATTGGCCTATATTCCACTCTATTTTCTATAACAGGAACCATTCTAACATTTTGAGTTAATACTGGACTATAATAATAGCCATAATAATTATAATATGTTGGATGTCCACTATAAACAATAGTTTGCTGAGGAATAACAGGATATTGTTGAACATTTTTATGTTGGCACCAATTAGCCCCACAACAACACAGCATTAATAAGAACAATAATATATACTTCATGCTTCTACCACATCATTTGATACTGGCACAGTGTTGGTTGAAATTATCTTCTTTGGACGGCCTCTGCTCTTTTTCAGAGAAAGTTTGCGTCTTTGGCGACGAACCATAGCGGTGCTTATATTTTGTCCTGTCATTTGACTTAGCTTTGACGCTAAAGCCTCATCACATAGTATACCATGATTACTTTGAATAAAATCTAATTCTACATTTGACCATTTTTTATAATTAGCCATAAATCTGTTCCTTTTGTCTATATATTGACTAAAAACGTATCAACCTTATTATACTAAAGGTTGACAAGTTTCGTGCAAGGAGTTTTTATGACAAAAGAACAAATTAATCTTATTAATTCTGTTTTGGATATCAAAGCATCTGGTTGTGATGTTTCTGATCGTGCTATTGCAGCAGATTTAACTTTACCAGAAGGCAAACCCATAGTAGAATTATTAAATGAGCAAAAAGAAAAAAATAGATAATAAAGTTTCAGAAGAAGATTTTTTAAGAGTATTAGATAATATAGGCAAAAGACTAGCCCATAAATTTCGTTTTGGATATCACGATATTGAAGATATGAAACAGCAAGCGGCTATTTTTGCTTTGGAAGGTTTAGAAAAATATGATAATACAAGACCATTAGAAAATTTCTTATGGACGCATGTAAGAAACAGATTGTTTAATTACAAAAGAAATAACTATCAAAGACCAGATATTCCTTGTTTATCATGTCCACTATACGATCCTAACTATAAAGTCTCAAAAAATCAATGTTCTAAATATGCAAACAAAGATGATTGTGATTTATATTCCACATGGGCAACTCGAAATATTGCCAAAAAGAATATTATGCAACCATCGTATATAGAGTATGATATTAGTAATAATAAAAATTTTGACTCTAAAATGCAGAATAATGAGATAATAAAATTATTAGACGAAAATATAGAACCAGAATTTAGAGAAAGCTATTTAAGACTTAAGCACGGAGAAAAAATTCCTAAACAGCAACTTAAAAAATTACAAAGTCATATAGAGCTAATAATAGGAGAGGATAAATGTCAAGAAATATTCCCAAAAAACGAGGACAACTAAGTCTAGAAGAAGAAAAATTTATAAGAGAAAATATTATAGTTCTATCTGTTGAGGAAATAGCTGAAAATCTAAATAGAAATATTGATCCTATAAATAGATATATAAAAGAAAATAATATAACAGCTAGTGAGAACGCTAAAGACCTTGAGATACTAAAAAGGAAATTACATACAAAAACTTTTTGGCACGAAATTACTAGACAATTTGATAGTGATACTGGAGAATTAGCATATTTTGAAGATACATGGATAGGTCTAATCCAGCAGTTTAGGGAAGACGTTTTACCAGCAGAAGAACTTCAGATTAAACAATTTATCACTATAGATATTCTTATTAATCGCAGTATGAAAGAAAGAAAAAGACACATTGCCGAAACTGATAAATTACAACAATTAGTAGACAAAGAATATGAAAAACCAGAAGATCAAAGAGATATACCAAGATTAGCCAACTTAGAGACACAATTAAGTTTTGCAAGAAATAGCATAGCAAATTATACAAATGAATATACTAAATTATTAAATGAACAACAAAAAATTAGCAAGGACCTTAAAGCTACCAGAGAGCAAAGAATAAAAAGAATAGAAGATGGTAAAAGTTCTTGGATAGGATTAATACGTATGTTAGAAGACGAAACCATCAGAGAAAAAGAAGGTAGAGAAATGGAGATACTCTCTATCGCAACAGAAAAAAATAAAAAGAAATTAGAAGAATATCATCAATATCAAGATGGTATTATAGATCAACCATTTTTAACACCAGATAGTATACAATGACTAAAACAGCAGCCATAACAGGAATAACTGGACAGGACGGAAGTTATTTAGCTGAACTATTAATAAATAGTGGATATAATATTGTAGGATTATATAGAAGAAGCAGTAACTCTAATTTCCAAAGGATTAAACATTTACTTGATAATAAAAAATTAATATTGCAAGAATTTGATATTACTGATCCTTCAGATTGTGTTGACATTATAACTAAACACAGACCACATCATTTTTACAATTTGGCAGCACAAAGTCATGTTGCTACAAGCTTCAAACAACCAACAACAACATTTGAAATTAATACAATTGGAGTAATTAATATATTAGAAAATATTAGAAAGTTTTCATCAACAACTAGATTTTATCAAGCTAGTACAAGCGAAATGTTTGGATCTAATTATATTTTAAATGATGATGGAGAAAAATACCAAAACGAAAATACTGGATTTTTACCACAAAGTCCATATGCTGTTTCTAAATTATCTAGTCATAGGATGATACAAATATACAGAGAAGCTTATGGGCTATATGCTACTAGTGGTATTTTATTTAATCACGAAAGTCCACGACGCGGAGAAAATTTTGTTACTAGAAAAATTACTAAGTATATAGGCCAACTAGTTAACAAAAAAACAACTGAAAAATTAAAATTAGGAAATATTAAAGTTGTAAGAGATTGGGGTCATGCCAAGGATTATGTGCTTGCTATGAGGTTAATGCTGTCTCATGGTAATCCTGATGATTTTGTTATTAGCACAGGATACTCTCACACTGTTGAATCTTTTCTTGAGCATGCTTTTAAATGTGTTAATTTAAATTATTTGAATCATATAGAAATTGACCATAATCTTTACCGACCAATGGAGGTTGAGTTTTGCAGAGGAGACTCAACAAAAGCCAAGAATATTTTAGGATGGCAACCCAAAATATCATTTGAGCAACTTGTAGAAGATATGGTTTTTTCAGATATAGAGAATACTAGACATGAATAGAGATTTTAATGATCCTAGTTACAAACGATGGAGACAAGAAGTATATAAAAGAGATAATTTTAAATGTCAATGGCCGAATTGTACTCTTAAAAGAAAACTTAATGCTCATCATATAAAAACATGGGCACATAATATTGGTTTAAGATTTAATACTGATAATGGTATAACTTTATGTTCATATCATCATAAACTAATTAAAGGATTAGAAGATATATACGAATCTGTATTTTTAAAAATAGTAGCGAGTAAAAAACATGGTAAATCATAATGATTTTGTAATAATTGTAGATACTAGAGAACAACAACCATGGGATTTTCCACATCATGCTATTGCTAATAGAAAATTAGATACGGGAGATTATAGTATAGAAGGATTAGAAAACATAGTTTGTATAGAAAGAAAAAAAAGCGCTAGTGAATTTGCTAATAATATTGTAGAAAGCAGATTTGCAGATGTTATATCAAGATTAGAAAATATTAAATATGCTTTTTTATTAATGGAATTTGATTTAGAAGATTTGTTGATTTATCCTATAGGAAGTAGTGTTCCTAAAAAAATGTGGGATAAAATTAAAATAACACCAGCTTTTTTGATTAAAAATATTTTGGAGTTGCAGATTAATCATAATATCATAGTATATTTCTGTGGCGATTCGTCTAATGCTCAAAAAATGGCAGAGTACATACTTAAAAAAATCTATTATATAGAAGAAATTGTTAAAAAAAAGGAGAAAAAGGATGAAACTTAATAAAGAAATTACACTTCAACAACCACCATATACAGCTTCTAATGGAACTGTGGTGAAACCAGAGCCAATTACATATACAGAACTAGATATTACATATATTATTAGACCAATAACAAATACCGCATATGCTCAGATTAACGGTATACCATCGCCTATCATGTTATTTGAAAATAATAATATGGGAATTATAACTTTAACAATGGACGATTTACAAAATATATTATTAAATAAGCTTGGAGACGATCCTCAAACATTTTTACAATCTCTTTTCCCTAAAACATTAGAATCTGATCCAGATGGTCCAGGATCCATATTATCTGGCATGATAGCAACTATGGGAATTAAAACCACCCCAACATGTAGTTGCAAACGACACGCATTACAAATGAATGAAAAGGGTAATGAGTGGTGTGAACAAAATATGCCAACTATTCTTGCATGGTTAAAAGAAGAAAGTACCAAACGTAATCTACCTTTTATTGAAACTGTTGCAAAAATGATAGTTCAGAGAGCGATAAAAACATCTCGCAGGCTTAAAGCAAAAAATGTCAAATAGTCAAAATATCTTAACAAACTTTGATGATGCTTGGTTAGGATTAGGAGATTTATCTAGTCTTAATATAATAGATAATCCTATGATACATAGGGATCAAGATGACATAGAAAATCCTGATCTTCATCTAATAAAACTTTTAAGAAATCCAAAATATATTGGAACAACATGTAAACTACTATTTAATATAGAACTTCATCCTATACAAATAGCTATTATTCAAGAATTTTGGATAAGATCTTTTCCTATGTATGTGGCCAGTCGTGGTTGGGGTAAAAGTTTTTTATTGGCTCTATATTCTGTATTAAGATGTGCATTTTTTCCTGGAACCAAAATAGTGGTTGTTGGCGCAGCATTTAGACAGAGTAAAATTATATTCGAATATATGGAAACTATTTGGAGAAGTAGTCCTATATTACGTAGTATTTTTAGTGGTAATGATGATGGACCGCGACGAGATGTTGATAGATGTACTATGAGATTAGGAGACAGTTGGACCATAGCTATCCCAATGGGTGATGGTAGTAAAATTAGAGGATTAAGAGCACATATAATTATTGCTGACGAATTTGCTTCTATCTCTCCAGACATATACGAAACTGTTGTGTCAGGATTCGCTGCTGTTAGCGCTAGCCCAATACAAAATGTTAAAGAACAGGCTCGCAAGCAAGCTATGATAAAAGCCGGTATATGGAATGACGATCTTGAAGAATTAAATATTAAAATGGGTAATCAGGCTATTATTAGTGGTACTGCTGATTATGATTTTAAACATTTTTCAAGCTATTGGAAAAGATATAAAGCTATTATAGAAAGCAGAGGAGATCAACAAAAATTAACTGACATTTTCAAAGGAGAAGTACCCAGTAATTTTAATTGGAAAGATTATAGTATTATTCGTATACCATATGAGCTTATCCCAAAAGGATTCATGGATGATAAACAGGTGAGCAGAGCTAAAGCTACTATTCATACTGGTATATATAATATGGAATATGCAGCATGTTTTGTTAAGGATAGCGAAGGCTTTTTTCGCCGTAGTTTAATAGAAAGCTGCGTAGTCTCTAATACTAATATTATGATTAATGATAAGCCATTAATGTTTGATGCTACTATTCATGGAGACCCAAAGAAACAATATGTTTATGGAATTGACCCTGCTAGTGAACAAGATAATTTTAGTATAGTTATATTAGAAGTAAATCCTGAGCATAATAAAATTGTATATTGCTGGACAACGAATAGAACTAATTTCAAAGAAAGACTGAAAAAGGGTTTGATTAATGATTATGATTTTTATGGATTTTGTGCTAGAAAAATTAGAAATTTAATGAAAACTTTTCATCCTATAAAAATTGGAATGGATGCCCAAGGAGGTGGAGTTGCTATAGAAGAATCTTTACATGATCCTGGAAAGATAGAACAAGGCGAACAATTAATATGGCCAATTATTGATTTAGATAAAAGTAAAGACACTGACGATCAACAAGGTCTTCATGTATTAGAATTAGTTCAGTTTGCAAAAGCGGAATGGACAAGTCAAGCAAATCATGGTTTAAGAAAAGATTTTGAAGACAAGGTTTTATTATTTCCATCTTTTGATAATTTAACTTTAGGACTAGCAATGGAAAGAGAAGGAAAAGATATAATTACAGAGGACTTAAGTCCATTATATGACAGTTTAAGTGAATGTATTTTAGAAATAGAAGAACTTAAAAATGAATTAACAACTATTGTTATGACGCAAACTAGCACAGGACCAAATGCTAGAGACAGATGGGATACTCCAGAAACCAAATTACCAGGAGGTAAAAAAGGCCGACTAAGAAAAGACCGATATAGTTCACTATTAATAGCTAATATGCTAGCCAGACAATTAAACAGATCATTAAAACCAATAGACTATGATGTTATTGGAGCAAATGCTAAAGATTCCTATAAAAGCAATGGAAGTATGTATAGAGGACCAGATTGGTTTACAGGAGGAGCCAATGACGATATATATAGTGGAATTTATAGATAAAGTGTATAATTATAATATAATCAAATTACAATCCTATTAAGATATAATCATTAATTATGGCTAAAAGAAAAACAAAAGACGAAATTATTCAAAATGCGCCAATCACCCATGAGGAAGCTTATATAACATGGGGAGATGATTTAGAAAGTAAAAGGGAGGCTTTTAAGAATTCAGCAGCCCTAGATGAATTTACTCTTATAGATAAATCTACAGCGTCATTTGGTAGATATCGTATGGATTTTTCTAATCTTGACGGCCCAACCGGAGGTCGCCCAGGATTAACAAAACAAGACTACTATAATTTTAGACCAGAAGAAGCTCCTCCAGTAAAAATAAAATTAATTCTTAAAAAAGCAGAAGAAATTTATCAAAGGGTTGGTTTAGTAAAAAATGTTATTGATCTCATGGGCGATTTCGCTAGTCAAGGTATACGATTAGTTCATAGGAATAAAAGAATAGAAAGATTTTATAGAAGATGGTTCAAAAAAATTAATGGTAAGGATAGAAGTGAAAGATTTTTAAACAATCTATATAAAAGCGGAAATATTGTTATTGATAGAAGAACAGCAAAAATTAGCGTAAAAATTACAGAAAAACTATATAAAAGTCTTGGATCTCCAGATACTGTTATGTCAGATATGGACGATATGAATATTGAAAAAAGAGAAATACCTTGGAAATATACTTTTATAGATCCGGTATTTGTTGATGTAACTGCCGGAGCATTGTCTTCATTCGTTACAAATAAAACGTATGAACTACAAGTTCCTCCTTCTCTTAGAAAGGTTATAAATAACCCAAAAACAGATGCAGAAAAAATGGTTGTAGCAAGTCTTCCTCAAGAAATTATTGAAGCAGCTAAAATCAAAAAAGGATATCCACTCGACCCAAACAAGATCGCAGTATTTCATTATAAAAAAGATGATTGGCAGAGTTGGGCATATCCAATGATATATGCTATCATGGACGATATTGCCGTAATTGAAAAATTAAAATTAGCAGATATGTCAGCTTTAGACGGAGCAATTAGTAATATTAGAATATTTAAATTAGGTAATTTAGAACATAAAATTGCACCAACAAAAGCAGCAACATCAAAACTAGCTAGTATCCTAGGCAATAACGTTGGTGGTGGCACAATGGATTTAATTTGGGGTCCAGACATTGAGCTTATAGAAAGCAATACCAATGTTCATAATTTTCTAGGAGAAGGAAAATATATTCCGCATTTAAATAGTGTTTATGCCGGATTAGGTATACCTCCAACACTCACCGGAACGTTCGGCGCTGCCGGAACAACTAATAACTTTATCAGTTTAAAAACATTAACACAAAGATTACAATACGGTAGAGATGTTTTGGTTGAATTCTGGGAACAAGAAATAGCATTAGTACAAAAAGCTATGGGATTTAAATATCCAGCAAGAATAGAATTTGATAGAATGGATCTTAGTAATGAAGATACTGAAAAAGCTTTACTAGTACAACTAGCAGATAGAAATCTCATAAGCGATGAACTATTACAAACAAGATTTGGTTTTGATCCAGATATTGAAAAGAATAGATTAAATAGAGAAAGCAGAGAAAGAGATAGTAGTCGCATGGTTCAAAAATCTGGTCCATGGTTTGATCCTGAGTTTGAAAAGTCATTAAAGAAGATAGCATTGCAAACAGGAATAGTGAGTCCTAGCCAAATAGGTTTAGAACTGGACAAAAAGAAGGGAGGAGAAAAAAACGCAATAGAACTTAAAACGCCACAAGTTCCTGGAATGCCTCCAAAGCCAACTAAGTTGGCAAACGATTCGCCAGAATCGTTATCTGGACAGCCCCAACAAGGTCGCCCAAAAAATTCAAAAGACCAAACAACGAGAAAGACAAAAACATTTTCTCCACAAACTGGAGCATCTATTATGCTATGGGCAATTAAAGCCCAAGATGAAATTAATCAAATAATGAATCCAATATTATTAGAATTTTATGGGAAAAAAGATCTTAGAAGTTTATCTTCTGAAGAAAGTAAAGAAATAGAAAAATTTAAGACTAAACTATTTTTATCTATAAAACCAAACGCATCTATTACCAAAGACAATTTCAATAATTATATAGCTGATATGGATTTAGCAGAAAATGCGTCCATATACAATAATTATCAAAATTGGATAAAACAAGTAGCAGCTGAACAATCAGAACCTCTTTCAAGTGATCAACAAAAACAGGCCAAAATATCTTATTATTCTATGGTGTACAGTAATATTACTTAAGGAGTTATTTTATGCATATATTTCAGCAAGAATATGATGATGGTCTAGAAAACCTAATTAGATCTTCTGCATCACTATCTTATGCTGCTCTAGCACAACCATGCTCAGATAATAATATTACTAATACAATGAAGCATATAAAGAGCATTGCTTCATTAGATGATCAAGATCTTTATTATGTTCAATCTATTTTAGTTACTTCTAGTTGGAATAAAAATGACGATATTTTTGATAAAACAGAAATATGGTTAGCTAAAAATACTCCAGAAGACAAACCGACCAATCTTGAACATGATGAAAGTACAATAATTGGCCATATAGTATCCAATTATCCCATCACAGAAGACGGTATTTTGATTGATGAAAATACCCCATTAGAAAATTTACCAGATAAATATCATATTTTAACAGGTTCAGTTATCTATAAAGCATTCTCTAGTCCAGAACTCAGAGAAAGATCGGATAAATTGATTGCCGAAATAGAAAATGGTCAAAAATACGTTAGTATGGAATGTTTATTTAAGGGATTTGATTATGGATTATTAAATAAAGATAGTGGCGAATACAAAATATTAGCTAGAAATAATGAGACCGCCTACCTCACAAAATACTTAAGATCTTATGGTGGACTAGGAGAACATCAAGATTATAAAATTGGCAGAGTACTAAGAAATATTACGTTTTCTGGCAAAGGTTTTGTTAACAAACCAGCTAATCCAGACAGCGTAATCTTTACTCAAAAACCATCTTCTGCACAAATTAAAAATACTTTGCTCGAAAAAAATGAAGATTTTTCAATATCAGGTGTATCTGATAAACAGTTAACCAATAGCATGGAGAACAATACTATGAGTTTAGATATAGATCCAGTAATGAAAGAAGTAGCTGATATCAAATCAAAGATCGAAGCTATGGAAGTTAAAACAGCTCAAACAGCCTCTGAAACTATTCTATCATTAGAGGAAGTTATCAAGGCTAATAACGAAACAATAAAAAGTCATGAAGCTAAGATAGCAGAAATAACAGCAGCTCTAGAAGTTCTAAACTCAGAAAAAGAACTAGCCGCTAAAACAGCTGACGAAGCTATGAAGAAAAAAATGGAAGAATACAAAAAAGCACAATCAGAACTTGATGCTGCTTTGGAAGTTATTGCCGGATACAAAGGCAAAGAAGAAGAGATGATGAAAAAAGAGAAAAAGATGAAAAGAATGGCTACTTTAATAGAGAATGGTTTAGATACTGAAGAAGCTCAAGCTACAGTAGATAAACTAGAATCTTTAGATGATGAAGCTTTTGAAGCAGTAACATCACTAGCTGCTGTTATGAAGAAAAAATCAAAAGTTGCAGATAAAGTAGAAAGCTCAGACAACACTGAGACAAAGCCTTCTGATTTAGTTACAGAAGCAGCTTTAGAAAATGTTGAAGTTGAAGAACAAGTTAATCTTGGAGTTGGTGGAGAAGTAGACAATTCTGTCGAAACCACCAGAGCAGCATTAGTAGAATTTGTTTCAAGCAGATTAGGTAAGAAACTCTAATAAGGGAGAATAAAATGGCTCTTAAACCAGATCGTATCGAAGCTTACACAGACATTTCATACTTCATGAACACAGTTGCTGAAAGAGGCGGCGTAGTCGTTCATCTAACCAGTGGATCTGGTGTTTCAATGGATGATGCTAATGCTGTTGTAGGTTATCCAACCGGAGTTCTTGCTGGAACCAATCCAGCTGGTCTTCTATTGAACGATGTTGTTAATCTTGATCTAACAAGACAACACATCAATTGGTACCGCGATGAAGTGCAGGTTGGTGGTAAGGTTACTCTACTACGTCAGGGTCAAGTTAGTACTAACGTAGTCGCCACAGGAGTATCCCCAACAGCCGGTGCTGATGCTTATTATAATGCAAATGGTAAGTTAACAACTGTAAGTACAGATAGCACCAAAGTTGGCCGATTCCTTGGTGGCAAAGATTCTGATGGTTATGTCAAAGTAGATATCAATATCACCTGATAAGGGAGAAAAAAATGTCAGCTAAAACAGAAAGATTTCAGCCTTCGCCAGAATTAACAGAACTTCTTGTTCGTTCTGGCTCGCAAAATAGAGAAGTTGCTCTTGCCGCTAATGCAGAATTTGCAAAAGCACTTGAGCTTCCATTGAGAAAAGGTCTTCTTAGTGGTGATATTCTAGACGGCATCTTCGAGCCAATCCAGCTTCAGCAAGGTGCTACTCCTGAATTTCCACTAGATTTCCTAGCTCCTGGAACAGAAAAAGACTTCGTAGCCTATACAATTCCAAACCACGGCTACATTCCAGAAAAGCATGTCGAGAGTGATTATGTCATGGTTCCAACCTATGACATAGGATCTTCAATAGACTATCTATTGAAATATGCTCGTGATGCTCGTTGGGATGTTGTTGGTCGTGCTATGGAAGTTCTTGAAGGTTCATTCGTCAAGAAGATGAATGATGACGGTTGGCACACACTACTTGCTGCTGGTGTTGACCGCAATATCGTTGTATACGATAGCGATGCTTCTCCAAATCAATTTACTAAGAGATTAGTAAGTTTAATGAAGACCGTTATGCGTAGAAACGGTGGCGGTAATAGTGCTAGTACCAATCGTGGTATCCTAACAGATCTTTATGTCTCACCAGAGGCTATGGAAGATATCCGTAACTGGGGCATCGATCAGATCGACGAATTTACTCGTCGTGAGATTTATACAGCCGCTGACGGAACTCTTAATAGAGTTTTTGGTGTTAATCTTCATGATAGAGACGAGTTGGGTGTTGGACAAGAATATCAGCTATTCTATAGCAATGTTCTACAAGCAACACTACCATCAGGCGATAGTGAAATTATTGTTGGTCTTGATTTACGCAAGAGAGACAGTTTCATTATGCCAGTTCGTGCAGAAGTTCAAATTTTTGAAGACGAAACACTACATCGTCAAAAGAGAGCTGGCTTCTACGGATGGGCAGAACAGGGCTTCGCTGTTCTTGATAATCGCAGAGTTATCCTCGGATCTCTATGATCAGATAATTAATCATCTGAAAATTAAAGGCTGGCCTAACGGCTGGCCTTTTTTTTTAGGTGTATTGAATATTGTGTCTTATAACATAAAGGTGCTATTACTATGGCAGCAAGCAAATATGATTTTGCTATAGAACAAGGCTCATCATTTAAGTTGAGTATAATATATAAAGATTCTGCCGGAATCCCAATCAATTTGACCAATTATTGTGCTAGATTAATATGGAAAACAAATACTGGTATGATCCAGGTATTAAGTAGTGAAGAAGTTAACCATAATATGTATAAATTTGTTATTAATGATGAAGAAGGAAAAATAACACTACTTATTCCATCTTATACAACAAATAGTTTTCTTTTTTCCACAGCAAAATATGACTTAGAATTACAGTCAAATGAGCCTTTTTATGGTAGCGGATCGCCAAATGATGGTGGTAAATATACTGTTAGATTATTATTTGGAACCATTAATGTTGTTAAGAGATATAGTCAAACATCAACAGAACTGGATTGCTCAATATGAGCGATTTTATATTAGAAATATTAGAACCAACTATTAATTATTTAGACGTAAGCACTAGCTTTATCGAAAATATTAATAATATTGAAATAGAAAGATCAGAAAGTTTTAATATAGAGATTGTTAATACAGAAAAGATACTTTGGAGTGACTTACCAGACAATATTCCTATGAGTAAAATTAGTGGTAATTTACACTATACTAGAATAGATGGTTTGGGTGATTATATTACCGAATTTCTTAGTGATAATGCAACAGTGCATGTTGATAGTTTACTTTGGGGAGATAATAATGTTGGACTTAGTGGTTATTTAGATCAATATTCATTTGATTGCGGTTATCCTGCATCTAATTGAAATTATAGTGTATAATAGTTTTATAATATCAAAATTAAAATAATATGGAGATATAGTTATGCCAGTTAATACTAAAATTCAAGTAAGAAGAGGTTATTCAACAGGGTATGCTGGACCTGCTATAGGAGGATTGCTTGTTTCTGGTAATACTTGGGCAAATATCTCTAGTTTATCTCAGGGTGAAATTGGTTTTGAAATTGATACCGGAAGATTTAAAATAGGAGATGGTGTTAATGCGTGGGGAAGTTTACCATACGCTGGAGGATCTAATATACTTCCTGGATATTCTAATACTAGCGGAGTAGGAAGTGGAATATCAACACAATTTAATTCAACAACTAATTCATATACTATTCATAATAGTATAGTTACTAGTGGTAACGGTATATCATTATCTGCCACCCCGATTACTGGGAACGGAACTACTGCACCAACTGGTAGTGGCTGGAGTTTCGGTTTAAGCAACAGACTACAAACACTAAGTAATTTAAATACTAGCGGAATTATTGTTGGAACAAACTCTAGTGGTGTTGTTACCAGATCATTAGCATCTGGCGCAAATATTGACATTACAAATGCAGATGGTATTAGTGATAATCCAAGAATATCACTACCAGCAAGTCTTACAGGATTAACCTCAATAGTTAGTAGCAGTATTTCTGGTACTGATCTTCGTGTGGGTAATCTTTATGTTGGTCAAAATATAGATATTTCGTTAGCAGCTGCTATACTTGCTCATGGTCCTCTTGTTTTTCAAGCTAATCCATTTATTGTTGATGGAAATGGTATTTTTACTAGCGGTTTATCTGTTGGACCAAGTGGAGCTCCAACAGGAGTTAGTTTACAAGGACATAAACATGGTTGGTCAGATATTACAGATTTAACTGGTTTTTGTAATAGTGTTGGCGATTGTGTTAGCACAGAATTTGTTGCTAGTACTGGATTACAGCTATCATATAATTCCACAGGCAATGGAACATTAAGCTTAGCTTTGAGTGGACAAGCTTTAGCTTTACATAATCTAAATACTAATGGTTTTATAGCACGATCAGGAACAGATACTGTTGTGGCCAGAACCATTGGAGCTAGTGGTAATAATATACTAATAGCAAATGGAGATGGAGTTGGAGGTAATCCGTCTATTGGATTAAATCCAAATGTGACTATTTCAGGCTTAACAACAACAGGAGATGTTACTGTTGGAGGAAATCTGATTGTTCAAGGAGATACAATAACTGCTAATGTTTCAACTATGCAAGTTGAAGATCCTGTTATTACTCTTGGTGGAACAGGAACTATTGTTAATGACGGTCTAGATAGAGGTATTCAGTTTAGATACTGGAACGGAGCAGCAGCCACAGGCTTTATGGGCTGGGATGCTCAAAATAGTGAATTTTCTTTCCTTAGTTCAACCACAGGAACCATTGCTGGTAATGATTATGGTGCTGGAACTCTTGGTCGCATCAAGGTAGGATCATTAGTTAGTAATGGCAATATTAGTGGAAGTAATATATTTGTTACTGGTGCTACAGCTAGCACCATAGCAATATTTGATGGAAATAAACAAATTGTATCTACAGGATCTCCAACACTAACAGAACTAAGCTATTTAAGCAATGTTACTGGTAATATTCAAACTCAAATAAGTGGAAGAATGCCAATTGGAGTTACTATATTTCCAGGTAGCGGTTTAGATGGAAATAGTAATCTTTCTTTAAGTGGTAGTCCCACATTAAATATCGGAGCAGGATATGGTATCAGTGTTGGACAAGATACTGTTGCTGTTGATACTAATGTTGTTGTTATGGTTACTGGTACGCAAACTATTAGTGGTATTAAAACCTTTAATAATGGATCAACAACTAATGTTGGTATTAATACTTCATCTAATGGTACTGGTACTCTCACATTCCAAGAAGGATCTAATACTGCAACTATCTCTTGGCAAGGTGTTGGAGATAATCTAGTTTTTGATAGTAGTGTTGCTGGGGGCACATTTGATTTTAAGAAAACAATAAGATATCAGGCCCCATCAAGCGGCGCATCTGCAACAAGTATTCCTGTATTTACTGGAACCAATCCAACGCTTAGTGTTCAGAGTTTAGCATCTAGAAGTATTAGTGATTTCAAATCAGACTTAAGTTTGAATAACGTATCAAATAATAGTCAGATGATAGCATATGCTGGTAGAACATCTGGTTATATTCCAACATGGAGCGGAACAACCGGAACAACTCTAAATGATGGTTATGCTGTTTCTACTGGAACAGTTGCAAGTTCCATAGTACTTAGAGATGCTCAAAGTAATTTTTCGGCAAATAATATTTACGCAACAGGATTTATTGGTAATGGTAGTCTTATAACATCACTAAATGCCGATAATATTAGTACTGGTACTATTGCTAGTGGAAGACTAAGTGGTAATTATACTATAAATATAATTGGAAGTGCTAGTAGTGTTACTAATGCTTTAACATTTAGTAGCACTGGTAATGGAGCCGCAACAGGTCTTACTTTTAATGGTTCAGTAGCAAGAACAATATCTTACAATAGTATTGGAGCTCCATCTACTACTGGTGATGGTGCTACTGGAAATACTTGGAATATTGGTATATTAGGTAATGCTGCCACAGTAACTAATGGAGTTTATATTACAGGAGCTCAAACCATAAGCGGAGTTAAAACTTTTGAGAATGCTCCAGTATTTAATAGTGGAATATCTCTCAAAAATACCGCCGCTTCTTCTGTTAGTGGTTTTGCTGTTTTTGCCAACGATTCAACAGGAGGCACGGCCAGAACACTAGATTATAGATCATTAAGTGGTGTTAGAACTGATTTGGGAGCTTCAACAAATACTGCTAGTACATTAGTACTAAGAGATTCTAGTGGTAATTTCTCTGCTGGTAATATTACAATAACAGGTATTAGTGGAGTAACAACAGTTGCTGGAATTAATAATGTATTCACTAGTACATCAATTAGTGGTGTAAATAATTCGACATATTTACTTAACTTTATTATTGATGGTGGAACTCCGTGATCTGGACAAATCTAATATAGTTAATATTATACAATATGAATTGATATTAGGATATTCAACAATATGGTCAAAATATGCCAAGACAAAATAATATACAGTTTAGAAAAGGATCAAGTTCACAATGGATTTCACAAAACCCAACTTTAGCTAGTGGTGAACCAGGATATGATCTTAGCAATAAGATATTAAAGGTTGGAGATGGAACTTCAACATGGACTCAATTAAGTGGGATTAATCAGAATATAGTTGCTGGATATGATATATCAGTAACTAATACTAGTGGAATTTATACAATAGCTTCTACTAATCTGGTTCATACTGATAGTCAACAGCCTCAAGGATTTGTTAATAGAACTGATAGCAGAATTAGTGTTAGCGGAAATGTATTTAGAATAGAACCCACAGGAAGTTCATATAGTTATTACAATAAAGGTATCAAGGTTGTTAAAACTAGTGGTGATAGTTTAACTATACCTAATCTTACTCAAATTAATTATATTCATTTTGATACTATTAATAATCAAATATCAAATAAAACTACAAGTTTTGATTTTAGTAGTGATATTCCTATCGCATATGTAGCTTGGAATAGCGGAGTAGGCCCTAGTGGACAAATGACTTTTTTTGCTGAAGAACGTCATGGTATTGTGATGGACACCAGCACCCATAAATGGATTCATAATACTTTTGGCGCACAATATGTTGATGGCTTGAGTATTAGTAATTACTCTACTAGTGGAAATGGAAGTAGTAATAGTCATGCAACCATATCAATTGGTAATGGTACTCTTTATCAAGAAGATATTGAGATAAATATTACTGATAGTTCTAGCTCTGATCCTTTCTGTCAAGAGTTGAGTCCAATTGCTCAAATTCCCGTTTATTATCATGAAGGAAGCACTGGTCAGTGGGTTAAGAATACCGCCACAAACTATCCTGTTAAATATGATGTTAATGGGCCACAATATAACTTATTAACTGGTGGAACTTGGACAATTCCTTACGTTAGCACCGGTGGACACACAAGATACTTTGCAGTATGGATTCTTGCAACTAATCAGATTGATGATCCTATAATTAGTATTATGGGTCAAAGAGTAGATAGCAATCAAGGATCGGCTGAGAGTAATAACTCTTGGAGCGATGTTAATCTTACTAATCTTCCATTAAGTGAAGTTAAACCTCTTTATCGACTAATATTTGCTGGTGATAGCGATTATACAAATGTTCCTAAATGTACTTTACTTAGTATTCTTGATATACGAGTATCCGTAATTAGTACTATTGCTGGAGTTACTCAGAATGATCATGGAAATTTATTCGGACTAGGTGATGACGATCACTCTCAATACTTACATATAGATAATAATCGAACAGTTAATGCTATTCATAATTTCGTTAATGGTATTAATCTTACTAATAATCAAGGAACACTTAATGTAATAAATGATAGTGGAGGGCTAAGTATAAATTTTGGAGGTAGTGAGACTTATAATTTTGGACCAAGTATTGCAGCATTTGATAATTCTATTTCAGCATTTGGTGGTAATTTCGTTAATAATTTAACTGTTAATGGTACTGGGGTAAGCATTAGCGGTCATACTCACACTAGTTCTAATATTACAGATTTCAATAGCAGCGTAAGCGGATTACTACCTGTAGGGACTGCTAATTATTTAAGCAAGTTTGGAACTGGTGGTAGTGGACTAAGTAATAGTCTAATTTTTGATAATGGTACTAATGTTGGTATTGGAACAGTTACTCCACAAAGCAAAGTTCATATAACTGATACAAATGATTTAAATACAACAATAGAATATACTAATACTACTGCTGGATTTGCTAGTGGTGTTAGGCCATTAAAACTATTATTAACAGGATCTAATGGAGTTGGAGTTGGTGCTGGTGTTGGCATTGATTTTGTTACAAAAAGTTCCAGTACAGAATATACTGGGGCAAGGATAGTTAGTAATAGAACAGACACTAGCAATAATCATGCTCTAACATTTTGGGCTGGTGGTGGAACAACCTCATTGTCTGAGTACATGAGAATATCTTCTAACGGAAATGTTGGAATAGGCATAAGCTCTCCTTCACATAAGCTACATGTTAGTGGAGTAATAAGATCTACTTCATATATTACTTCAGATACTGAATTTAGACTGAATAATTTGGCATTCGCTAGAGTTGCAACAATGGATGGTGGTGGTGGTTTTGCTGGAGGATACAATGTTTATTTGAGCGGGTCAATGCCAAAACATAATAGCGTTGGAGCACTCTCTAGTTATTATTATTCTTCAGACGGAACAATAAGATTTTATACTAATTCATCTCAATCTGCTGATACTGACGCTTCTGAAAGATTAAGAATAACTAGTGCTGGAAATGTTGGTATAAGAACAACTTCTCCCGAAAGTTCTCTTACCATTAATACCACTATTGGATCAAGCTCTAATATTAATTCTACCGCAGGATATGCATTTGGTATCCATCATTCTGGTATGAGAATTACTAGTCCAGAAGATACTAGTACTAATCCCAATTATCCATTAATAAACTTATTAGTCAGTAGGCCAGGAGGACATCAGGGAGGCACTGCTAGTATAGATTTTGATAGTAGAGATAGAGGTAATGCTACAAATAGAGGCATTATGGCTCGTATACTTGGTGGAAATGCACCAAATACTGCGGCAAATACTTCTGGTGGAGGTTATTTATCTTTGGAGGTTGCTCCTACTGGTTCAACCACCCCAATATCAAGAATTGCTATAATTAATAATGGAAATGTTGGAATAGGAACAGCTACTCCATCATACGCATTAAATGTTAATCCAGCATCAAATTCTAATAATGGTATACAGATACTTAATAATTCTGCTGGAACATCAGCAAGGTCATTATTATCTTTATATAATGGAAGCTATGGTGCAGAAATTAGTTTGGGTGGCACTGGATTTACTAGTGATGGATTTTATAGACAAAATAGATTACTAATTAGTGCCCCATTTATAACAGACTATGTTACTGGTCAACACTACTTTCATATTGGCGGAGGAGGTACCTATCAAGCAGTTTCTGGATCAACACAAGTTGGTGTTTGGGACATTAATGCTTTGACCTTACAAAACGAGCTACGACCAACAGCTGGTATAGCTGGAGGCACATTAGTAGGATCTTCTTTAACTCTTAAATCAACCACTAATGTTGGTACGACAGATCATATTAAATTAGTAGTTGGAAATAATGGTGCTACAGAAGCGGTTAGAGTTATTAATAATGGTAATGTTGGCATAGGCACAACAACTCCAACATATAAGCTTCAAGTTAACGGTAGTTTTGCTGCTAGTACCAAGAGTTTCCGAATTGATCATCCTTCTAAAAAAGATCATTCTTTAGAATATGGTTCACTAGAAAGTCCGTATCACGGAGTAAGATTAACAGGACGAGGAACGGTGATTAAAGGCGTTGGCACAGTATCTCTACCATCTTATTTAAAAGATCTTATCCACGATGACGATACTTTAAATATTCAAATTACTAATATTAAACATGGTAAAACTATTTATATTGATAAGATTGATTTACAGAATGACCGATTTATTGTAAAGGTTGATCGAGCCAAAAGTTTAGGAGAACTACAATTCTGCTGGACATTAACTGGAGTACGCAAGGATGTTGATCATCTAGTTGTTGAAAAGGAGAATTAATGAGTATAGATTATTCTCCTAAAATAGTTACTGATGGATTAGTATTTTGCATGGATTTTGCAAATATTAAATGTTATCCTGGTAGTGGAAGTTCTTGCTATGATATAAGTACTAGTAATATAATAGGAGAACTTGGAACAGCCGGTCTTTTTCAGCCGGTTCTTAATAGTTCTGTTAGTAATAAATATTTTAGTTTTAATGGAACTACAAATAACAGACTTATAAGAGTACCAAATAGCACACTACTCGATACTCAAACACCATCAGTTGAAGTTTGGATAAGAACAAATGCAACAACACAAAGCGGTTTTTGGTTTGAAAAAGGAACTGTTAATAGTCAATATAGTTTATTTCAAGAATCAAATACTATATATTGGAGACAAAATTTTGGTACATTTAATGAATTAATTACAACAACTACTGCTGCCGCTGGAATCAATACATCTAGTTGGTTTCAAGTTGTTGGTACTTTCATAACAGGAAGTAGAAAATTATATGTTAATGGAATATTAAAAAATAGTGACTCTCAAACAGGAACTATTGCTACAAACAATGGAGGTATGAGTATAGGAGTTTATGGAGGATATGCTGGTAGCAGAGGATATTATTATAATGGAGATATTGCTATAGTAAGAGTATATAATAAAGTTCTTTCAGCTAGTGAAGTATTAAATAATTATAACGCTCTTAAAAATAGGTTTGGATTATGACCAGAATACACGGACCAAAAATAGTAACAGATGGACTAATATTATATTTAGATTCTACAACAGAGAAAAGTTATCCTGGCACAATTTCTTACGGGCCAGAACTAGTAACTGAGGCCAGTGTGTTAACACCTGGAGACGGTCAAGTTAAAACAATTAGCAGTATCGGGGGAAATTATATTAATTTTTCTAATATAGCTCCGGCTGTTGCTGGAAAAAGATATAAAATGGTTTGGACTATTAGCGCAAGAAGACTTACAACGAGTGCTAGTTTTGGACCAAGTACAACTCCTAGTCTTAGTGGTGGAATGAGTCTACCCGTTGGAACATATTCAAGAACATTTACTTGTAATACTACTGGTAATTTTAGCATATCTTCTGATAATGTTGGAGCAGATTTTGATATTGATTATTTAAGTATTAAAGAAGTATTAACCCCAAATTCTAATTTATGGTATGATCTTAGTGGTAATAATAGACATTTTAATGTGGGAGCTGGAGTATCCTCAGACAATAAAGCATTATTATATACTGGGGCTAATAGCAATGCTTATGAAAATGTTGTGAATAGTGTTCCTTTTACTGACTTAATGACTATTGATATGTGGTATAAAGCTAGTAGTTATTACGGAGTTAATAGTAGTTGTGGAGCAGCAGCTGGATATAGTTTATTTAGTAAGCAAGGAGGCTTTAACGGACCAAACGGACCACTTTACACAGGACTCAGAACACAGTTCGATACCGTCACAGCAACTACCTCAAGACTATTCTTTAATATTGCTGGATCATCTAGTCTTAGTGTGTTTTATGATAATAATATAATCAATACTTTATATAACTATACTTTTCAGCAAATTATTGTTGGAGGTACTCAAACATTACTAATGTATGTGAATGGGGTTCTTGTGGCTTCTAACAGTGGTACTCAGAGCTATTCTCATCCAACTTTAGTTTTTAATCTGGCGGGAAATACTAATCATTGTGGAAACCATTCTGTTTTTGGTCATTTATATAGTACTAAAATATATAATCGAATTTTAAGTGCTAATGAAATTAAGGCTAATTATGATGTGATGAGAAAGAAGTACTTATAGTGTATATCAGATTGAGGTAATTTATGATAATTTATGTTAATATAGATAAAACTACTGGAAATATAACAGTAAATAATGACCGATATCCAGATAGCGATGTTGTGCAACTCAACCAGACTACTTTAGTAGAGACAGAAAGTGCCACAACTTTTGAGATAGCTTTCAATACAACTTCATTTGAGAACAAAATGTTTCCTAATACAAATACTTCACCAATATTAGATCATATTAATGGCAACACGAACTAGTACTCAAAGCGGTAATTTTAATAGCACAGCAACATGGGGCGGAAATCCTGTGCCTGTTGATGCTGATATTTTCATTGTTAATTATGGCCATGTTGTTACTATTAATGATGATCGCAGAGTAACAAATGGATTTGATGATAGTTTTGTTAGAGGTAAATTAGTAATAACAAGTACCGGCAAACTAAGGATGAATGGGATCCTTTATGTTGACAATACCGCTTCTTATACCACATGGTTTACCGAAAACACAAATAGTGCTGGATTTTTTAGAATGGATCCTGGCAGCTTGTTAGAATTTAAGGGAAGTAATGCTGAACAACACCGACTACAAATACAGGCCCACCAATATGTCACTTGTGAAATAGAAGGAACTAATCCTAACCCTAAAACTACCCTGGCGAGTAACGCTAATAATAATGATACTTCTCTTAGTGTTGTTGATGCTAGTAATTTTGCAGCCGGTGATTGGATAACAGTTTATAGAAATGATTATACTAATAAGGCTTATCAGTTCTTAAAAAGCGATGAGGGGATGTGGATACATGATGTAAGTGGTAATACTATTTATTTTCGACATTTTGTTAGTCCATCAACAATTATATCTGCAACAACTGGAGCTACTGTAACAGTCTCTGATGCTAGTGTAATGAGAGTTGGCTATAAGATTATTTTTGGTACTGGAGCTAATAGAAATATTCTGACTATAACGGATATTAATTATGCTACTAATTTATTAACATTGTCTGGTACTCCTTCAGGAAGCATAATAGGAGAAACTATATATAGAACAGGGTTAGAAAAAAGTCATATATCAGGAGATATTGTTCTTAGAATAGCTGCTATTGTTACTGCTAATAGTAATCAAGGAACTAATACTATTACTGTTAATAATACTAATGGTTTTAGTGTTGGCGATTTGATCATGGTTCCTGTTAATGATCCACAGTATAGTAATGCTACTAGCTGGGATAATATTATGGATTATACTATTTCAGCTATTAATACAACAACAAAAGTTATAACTCTGACTGGTGGATTTACATCTCCTGCAACTACCACATTGCAAAGAAACGTAAAAGCTGGAGTTGGTGGAATTGTAGTTAATCTGAATAGAGACACAAAGATAAAAGCTCCAGAAGGTACTCTGCATGGTGCTGACCAACGAAGTTTTATCTATTCTAATAACTTATCTAATAATCATACTAGAAGAATGAGAATTACTAATTGTTTAATTAATGTTGGAGCAAATACTAATAGCGCTGATTATGGAGCGATAGGACTAAGAGGTAGTTTTAGCTATCAAAATACTACAGCAAGTGGAATAGGAACAAGTTATACCAGTTACTTTGATGGCATTGTTATAAATCCGACAGAACGTAATAATCGCAATTGTGGTTTTTGGTGGGATCATCATTTTTTAAATATTAGGAATTGTGTTAGTTATAATACTAATAGTTGGGCTTTTGCTCGATATGGCAATGATCATGGATTTTTTAATAATATAGCAGCAAGATATGGTGATCAAATATATTTAGAAGGAATGTATGGTACTACCACAGAAGTAGCATATAATTTTGCTACTAGAAATCCCAACGCTGGATTTTCTATCAATCAATGGTACGAAACATCAGCAAAATTTAGACAAAACTATATGTTATTTATGCTGAGTCGCCCATTTGTTATGGTCTATCAAAATGGTAATAATTATATAGATAATTGTTATATAGATTATTTTGTTTCCTGGCCTTATGGTGAACGAACCAATATGACAGTTATGAATAATTGTTATCTTGGAAACTCTTGGGATGTGACAAATTATAATGGTCTTGGATTATATATTGATAACGTTAATTTAACAGACGGTGCTCAAGGCCGCCTGGACGCTAAGTCAGCGTTTACTCAGCAGTTTATTTGTAATGGCTATAATTTTAAATATGGTAAAAATATTAGTTGGAATAGAAGAGCATTGAGAATTTATGACCTTAATGAGACAGCATGGAGAATATATCCAGATAGAGATGAAAGCGGATGGATGGGTTTTAATAATGACATATATGTTCCTGCTAATAGTAGGGTGTTTATCAGAGGTTCTGTGAAAACAGCAAGTGGCAATACTAATTATCCTTATATATATGCTAGACATTATTCTGATGGTTATAACAATGGGCTTTATCATAATAATAGCGAAAGTATAATAACATTTGATAGTGCTAACGTTACAGCCGGAGTTGGCTTCCGAGATATTAGTGTACAATTTACAAGCAGTTCTAATGTTTGGGAAAATAGAACTCTTACACTTCCAAAACTTCCTTTTGACTATTATTTGAGCGTAGGAATAGGATGTCTTAATTCTGCTAATAACAGTAGGTTAGGATGGTGGGAAAAAGATTTGGACATTAGTATAGAAAACTCAAACGGTTTTTCAGAAGCTGATCCTGTTATTAATTATCTAAATACTAGAGTACCAGTTAGGGTAAAATCATCACTCACACAATTTAAAACTATATTAGGCGGATAATATGAGCGACATTATTATAACTCCTGCTAGTGGCAAAATAGACTTTTATCAAGATCTTGGAGCAGCCTCGTTAGCAAAGATTGAATTAACAGCAACTAATGATTTAGCACTATCTACCACTAGTGGAAATTTAATTATTGGAGATGCTAGTAGAGACGTTTATATTGGTAATGGTATTAATGATGTTGATATAATTTTTGAACAAAACGGTGAAATCAGACCACTTCCATCCAAAACTCTCAACATAGGAACTTCTGGGTCTTTTACCCAGATACTAGCTAGCAAGGTTAATATTAATCAAAATAGTTTTACTAGTATTCCATTGGATGTTTATAGTTCAACTAGTGGGGCGACCATACTAAACGTGGCCGGAACCAAAGGAACACTATTTTCCGTGACAGACAATCTTAGCGGAAGTTTAATGAGTGTTAATAATGATGCTGGATTACCAGTATTTGAAGTTTTTAGTGATGACCGAGTAGTTGCTGGTCGTTTTGGACAAAATGATTTTATTATGACTAGTGGTGGTAATGTTGGAATAGGAGTTGGTTCTCCAACCAGTAAGTTACAAGTTAGCGGACTAGTAACAGCTAATAGCGGGAATTTTACTCAATCTTTACAAGTTAATGGTACTGGAGTTTGGCATAGTGGTAATTTTGATAGTAGTAATATTGTTAGAACTATTGGAACTCAAACTATTAGCGGAGTTAAAACATTTGCTGATGGTTTAAAGGTAGTTGGCAATGGTATAAATACCCCAATAGAACTGGGCTCGTCGGCGGATGCTGTTGTTTTATTTGGTAAAACCAGTAATGGTTTAGGTATAAATAGTGTTTCTACTTCCTATAATGATGGTGGTACTAATTATATAGATACTAGAGAACTATTAATAGGCAAAGGAGCTAATAGTCCAGGCTACGATGAACAACTGTTGTTTGCTGGTAATAGTGGTATAGGTGTGGTACATTATTTTGATAATGGAGGTGGTGTTAGTGCTAGTAGATTAATATTTGATGTGACTCCAGCAACCACCCTTGCTTCTGCTAATACCACATTACGCACCACAACAGCAGATGGAAATAATATAGTATTAAATCTGCCAAATACCAGCGGAACATTAGCGCTATTGACGAATATAAATACCTCTCAAATTACTGGAGTACTATCTGTTTCTAAAGGAGGAACAAATACTTCAACATATAGTAATGGACAATTACTAATTGGTAGCGGAATAAGTTTAGTTGCTAATACTTTAACTACTGTTAGTGGTATTGGTATAATTAATGGTTCAGGGAGTATAACTATAGGAGTCACTGGAATTCCTAGTAGTAGCATTACTAATTTTAATAGTGGTGTTAGTGGACTATTACCAAATATAGCCAATAGTGGAAATAATAGAATATTAACTAGTGATGGGTCTAATATAGGAATTAATGCTAATAGTAATTTATATTTGAGTGGGAATAATAAAAATGTTTTAAACTTGATATCTATCACAGGGGTAAATAATAGACCAACACTTACAATAGGAGGAATAGGACTATCAAATCTTAGCGGAACTCCATCAGCATCATTTTTGACTAATGGAAGATTAATAATAGCTAGATCAGATCAAACTTTTGTAGATATTGATGCCCAATATGACACGTTCTCTATAGATGGCTCTTTAAACGTAGACCCAAACATAGCCGGTACAATTAACTGCATGTTCGTTAATGCTGGTCCATCAATCGGCGGCAGTTTATCAACAGATACTCTATATATTAATCAGTCCGTCACTAATGTTGCCGCCGGTTTAGGCTCTATTTATTTTCTTGACTCTAGCACCAATACTAGTTTCTTATTAGACGCAGAAAACGGATTGACATTATATGGTTATGGCTCAAGCACTCTTTTGTGTACTGACAGAAATAATGATAGAATAGGTATTGGAACCGCTATTCCATCTAGCGAATTACAAGTTAGTGGATTAATAACCGCTAATAGTGGTAATTTTACTAATAGTTTACAATTGAACGGATCTGGTGTTGGTCTATATGATACTTCAGTATTTAATCTTGGAACCATAAGTGGAACTAATGCTATTAATTGTGGTCAAGATCGTCAAATCCAGACTTTAACACTTAACGGAGTTGCAACAACTTTCACAACAGGAACTGGTTGGCCATCAAGTAACTCTGTATCAAGAGAAACTACGCTCAATATTTTTTCCAGCGGAAATACTAGCGTTACTTGGACCATAGTTAACGATTGGTACCGACAACCAGATTCTCCATTACCAAGCGGCAGACATATCGTACTATTAAGAGGGATAGGAAGTGGAATTGTAGAAGGTCACTATATAGGCAGTAAGAGCAACTGATATGAATAATGCGCTATTAGCATCAACACAACGAACCTATCCAGCAAGTTTACTTTTACACTTTGATGGAAGTAATAATAGTACTACTTTTACTGATAGTAGTTCTCAAGCAATGACTTTAACCTCATATAATGGAGCAGTAATTAGTACCACTCAAAGTAAGGTAGGAAATACTAGCGCATATATTC